GCATGGGCAACTTCAGCTAGCAACTTTAAAGTTTCTGAGATGTACGAGCCTTATATGCTTAAATACGCAGCTACGGATGGATGTGCTACATACAAACTATGGACAAATATAAACCACTACCTAGAAAATCAAGATGAGGAATAACAATGACAACATTAATTAAAGACCACTTAGATGACTTAGTTAAAAATACTGTAAGTATGAACTTAGACCAATTAATAGCTTATGGTACTTCAGTTTCTATGGCTAACATAGATGAAGAATCAGGACGTATTATATACGAAGCAATAGACGCTAGACGCCTATATCTAACAAGCGAAGATATATCAGGCTTAATAGTAAACGGTGAAATCTCCGCTGAAGAAACGAGAGATGACTAACTATACAATTAACCGTAAAACTAGTGAAGTGTTCTCTCCTCACGATTTACTTCCAGCACCTACACCTAGTGAAGAATCACCACCATTCGGTTACTTCTACGACAATGTCTCAAAACACCTAATCAAAGACGTAGTCCGCATCATGATGAATGGTTTACCTATCGACCTAAAAAAAGTAAAAGAACTCGAAGCCTCACTAGACATTACAATCGCTAAAGTACACAAGACCCTTAAAACCAACAAAATAGTAAAAGCCTATCAAGCAGAACGCTACAAAAAACTCCATAAAGAATACATCGAAGACCGATTAGGTATGTGTCGTTCACCTGACTACTACCTAAAACCCTTCGACCATAAAAAAATGGACCATCGTTCTTACTTTATGCAAGAATTCTCAAACGCAGTTTCTATGACTAGTCCATCAGATCTACTACCTACAGGTGTACCTAAATGGACAGCAGCTCAAGTTAAGAAGTTTGCAGCGTCTAAACCCATACTACGACGCCTACTGGACGGAAAACTGAACGAAGGTAACTCTAAGTACGTTAAAGAGGCTATGCAACGTCTAGCGCATGATAGAGCTACTATATACAATCGTAAATTCGAAGAACAAGTATCATCGTTATCAGGGCTAGACATACCAAACTTTAATCCAGGCAGTCCAGATCAAAAACACGACATCTTTACCGACATGCTAGGCTACAAATCTGACAAACTAGGCGACGCTTATAAAACATATGAAAAGAAACTTCGTATAGCACAGCGCTACGGTAATCCTAAACCCACACCACCTAAAAACAAATACTCGTGGGATAGAGACAACGTAGAAAATGTCTTCAAAACTACAATCGACCCTGACGAAAAAGAACTCTGCCAAGCCCTAATAGACTATTCCTTCGGAGCTATCGTAAGAGATAACTTCGTACAAGCTTTCTACAAGTACACTATAGATGGTCGTTTATACGGCGATTTAAAACTATTCGGAGCTAAGTCTTTTAGACTAACTAGTAGCAACCCTAACTTATTAAATATGCCTTCAACACGTTCTATATACTCCAAACCAGTTAAGAAATGCTTCATAGCACCACCAGGTTACGTCGTACTAGCAATAGACTATGGAGCTCTAGAAGATCGTGTAATCGCATCACTATCACATGACACCAACAAGTGTAACATATTCCTAGAAGGTCTAGATGGCCACTGCCTAAACGCCTACGGCTATTTCAAAGACGAAGTATCTAAACACATGATGATAACTAATGACACAACTACTGACGTTAAAGAATTCTACCGCCTATGCGAAGAAGGTCATAAAGAACTAAAAGCTATCCGACAAAAAGGTAAACCGGCAACATTCGGTCTATCATACGGAGCATACCCGCCTAAAGTAGCCTCATCTCTAAAAATATCTATACCTGCAGCTGAAGCAATCTTCAATTCATACCATAACGAACTATACCCAGGAATTACTCAATACCGAGAAGAGTACGTTCTACCAATAGCTCAAGAACATGGCAAAGTTCACTTAGGATTAGGTTGCTATATCAAATCTGATAATCCTAACAGAGACATCAGAACGCTTAATAACGCAACTTGTCAATTCTGGTCAATTCTAACCTTACTAGTAATTAACAAAATGCATCAACTTATCGACCTAAATAGTATGTCAAATGACATACAATGTATATCAACGATTTATGACTCGATTTACTACATAGTAAAAAAAGATGCAACCACAATTAAATGGGTCAATGACAGGCTAGTACCTTTAATGGTCCAAGACTGGACTAAAGACCAAATTATCAAGAATACTGCAATAAGTGAAATTGGATTAGATTGGGCAGATATGACTCAAATACCTAACGATGCTTCACTAGCAGAAATAATTAAAGTACTAAAGGACTTATAATGGCAAATTGGAGTAGCACAGAAGTAACACTAACAGGATGTTCTAACAGCATCACAGACGCTAATAAGTTTATCACTGACCTTATAGACAGCGAATGGTTAGATTCACGAAGCCTAGCTGATGGCGATTCAGTAGCAGACCGTTCACTATTCTCTGGTATGGAAATCCATGACTACCAAAAAGACGACAGCATTATCACAATAGTTGGTTCAGGTAGATGGTGCTCTCCTAGTGGATTCTTTATTCTAGTAGCAAAGAAATTCTACCTAGAACTAGAATATCATGACGCAGAACCAGGTTGTGCTTTTTACCACTGGGTAACAGTAAACGAAGACGGTCTTGAAGAGAACAACGAATACGACTACAATTCAATAGAAAGAATAAACTGGCAAGGTACAGAATACTTTAAAGAAGATTTAGATTGTTGGTACTGGGACGATGATAACGACGAACTCGATACCGATATAGAAAACCTTATCAACCACTTCGATATAAAAAGACCAGACATAGATTTATACAAAAACTTAAAGGAAACATAATGGGACTAGATATGTACTTAACAAAAGAAATTTACATAGGCGCTAATTACGAGCATAGAAAAGTAAAAGGCTCAATAAACTTAACATCAGGCGATAATAGTAAACCTATCGAAATAGATGTATCAAAAATATCGGAAATTATAGAAGCTGTAGGCTATTGGCGTAAAGCAAACGCTATTCATAACTGGTTTGTAGAAAACGTACAAAACGGCGTAGATGAATGCCAAAGGTCGTGGGTAAGCCTCGATAAGCTATTAGAGTTACGTAAAGCGTGCGAAGATACTAAAAAAATCCTAGATACTACACAACCCTCTAAAATAGACGGAGACTGTAAAACATGGACCGATTTAAAAGAAAATCTACCACTACTTCCAACAGAAGGCTTCTTCTTTGGTTCAACAACTATAGATAGCTGGTTTTACCAAGATCTAGAAGACACTATAGTTATTATAGATAATTTACCTAGTAATGGTACATATCACTATCAAGCAAGCTGGTAACTACTAATAGGCAGTAGGCAACAACCTCTTGCATCGCTATATGTGAAGTTTAACGTTTTCTATGTAAGACCTATACCTACCCCCTTAAGTGGGGATAATTTAACACAAGGACCTTAAATGGCACAAAATATAAACCAAGACTTAGATAGCTACAAATATTTACTAGAAGTAACACTTGAAGAAATTGAAGCATTTGCTAAACGTCCAACAAAAGCTAGTTCTCGTAGAATTCGTAAACACTCAACTGATATTGGTAAGAGTGGTACTCATCTTAGAGCAACATTAGTAGCTAATGATAAAGTGAACTTGTAATGTGGTCACAATATAAACGTAAAGGTCTATCAGAAATGAGACCTGTTGTAGAACAAGATACTAAACTAGCACTTATAAATAGTGGAGTATCCGTATCGGATGCTGACCTATGTAATGATTCACCTAAACCTGGTGACATGATTGCTAGAAACCCTAAAAATCATAATGACCAATGGCTAGTAGCTAAAAAATACTTTGAAGACAACTTAGAACTCGCAGTGTTTCCAGTTCCAGTAGCAAGTGACTTATCTATGTCAGGTAAGTGCATGAACTTTGGTCAAGCTGTCCATTATATAAAAGAAGGTTATAAAGTTGCACGTGAAGGATGGAATGGAAAAAGTATGTTTATCTTTCTAGTACCTGGAAGCACGTTCAAAGTTAATCGTCCTCCTTTACTAGGAATCTATAAAGAAGGTACTGAAATCAGTTATCACGCACATATCGATATGAAGACTGCTACAGGTGAAATTGTACCGTGGCTTGCGTCACAATCAGATATGTTAAGTGAGGACTGGTCAATAGTACATGCTTAATGTAACGTTACCCATATATTGGACTAACCATAAAAAAACTAAGCCCTCCACTACACATTTAGTCGGGCTTAACTTTTACAGAAACGCTCATTACCATACTCAGAACAAAATGAAACAAGACTTTCACGAACTAGTACATAATCAGCTACAAACAGCAGAGCCTATAAAAGAAGCTTATAAACTTCACACTAAACTCTATTACAAAAATCCGTCATGCGATGGACGTAATATCGTTCCTATGATTGAGAAATTCCTATTAGACGCTTTACAAGAGCTATCATTAATCTCTAACGATAACGTTAAATTTGATATGGGCGGTACTTGGGAAGTAATCGAACAGTCCAAAGAAAATCCAAGATGTGAGATAACAATTAAAGCAATATCAAGCTTAACTTAGCTATAATACAAACCCTATAAAAATTAACAAAGGATAAAAATGGAAGAAATAAACGCAAGTACCTTGATGTCAAATGCAAAATTTTACGAGTCATATGCTCGTTTTAATAACGAACAAGACAAGTATGAGAGCTGGGAAGAAGCTGTAGCTAGAGTAATGGATATGCACCACACATACTACGCTAATGTAATGACACAAGAACTTCGTGATTTAATGCACATATCTCAAACAGCTTACGAAAATAAACAAATTCTCGGAGCACAAAGAGCACTACAATTCGGTGGCGAACAGCTCTTACGAAACCACGCTAAACTATACAACTGTACTGCAACATACCTAGACAGAGTCGACTTCTTTAAAGAAGCATTCCAACTAATGTTAAGCGGATGCGGTATCGGATTTAGTGTACAAACCCACCACATCTCAAAACTACCGGAAATAACTACGCGTACAAAAAGTGCTAAAACATTCGTCGTACCAGACAGTATCGAAGGATGGGCAGACGCAGTAGGCGCCCTAGTAAGCTCATTCTTCGTATCTGGAGGAGACGAGAATTTTAGAGGTAGAAAAATCTATTTCGACCTATCTAAAATACGTCCTAAAGGCGCAGAAATCTCAGGGGGTTTTAAAGCACCTGGTCCAGAACCTCTTCGTAGAGCACTAGACAAAATAGAGCTCCTTATTAAAACCTCTCTAGCTAACGAAGAAACTAAACTACGTCCAATTGTAGCTTACGATATCGCTATGCATATGGCAGATGCGGTAATCTCCGGTGGAGTACGTAGAGCAGCATCAATCTGTTTATCCTCAAAAGAAGACAAAGAGATGATTACAGCTAAAACAGGAGACTGGTACGTATCAAATCCTCAAAGAGGAAGAAGCAATAACTCTGTAGTTCTCCATAGAGAAACAACAACTAAAGAAGAATTTGCAGAAATTATGTACTCAGTACAACACTCTGGAGAACCAGGTTTCGTATGGACAGACGACTTAGACATATTATTTAACCCCTGCGTAGAAGTAGGTATGTATGGCTACACTGATGATGGTCGTTCAGGCTGGCAAATGTGTAACCTTACAGAAATCAACGGCTCTCTTAGCAATACAAAAGAAGAGTTTCTCGCTCAGTGTAAAGCAGCAAGTATACTAGGTACACTTCAAGCAGGCTACACAGAATTCAAATATGCATCTGAAGCAACATCTGAAATTGTAGCTAGAGAAGCCTTAATCGGAGTAGGCATAACAGGTTGGATGAATAATCCAGACATCCTATTTGATGAAGCCAACCAAAAAGCTGGTGCAGAAGAAGTCAAGAAATGGAATAAAATTGTAGCAGACCTAATCGGTATTAACCAAGCAGCGCGTACTACAGTAGTTAAACCTTCTGGCAATGCTTCAGTAATACTAGGTACAGCATCCGGTATCCATGGAGAACACTCAAAACACTATATCAGACACGTTCAAATGAACAAAGAATCAGAAGTAGCAAAGCTATTCCATGACAAGAATCCTGAAATGTGTGAAGAATCTGTATGGTCAAACGGTACAGATTACGTAATGGCATTCCCAATAGTATCACCAGAGAACAGTATATACAAAGCAGATCTTCTAGGAGTTAAACAACTAGCATACATTAAAAACGTACAAGATAACTGGATTGAACACGGAACCAATCACGATCTATGTGTAAAACCATTTCTAAAACACAACGTGTCTAACACCATCACAGTAGATGACTGGGACGAAGTAGAAAAATATATCTACGATAATAGACACTCTTTATGCGGTGTATCTCTTCTAGCTGCTTCAGGTGACAAAGCTTACCCACAAGCTCCATTCACAGAAGTACTAGATTTAGATACAATTACCACCAAGTATGGTCAAGAATCATTATTCTCTAGTGGTCTCATCGAGGCAGGAATGAACGCTTTTAACAATGACCTATGGGTTGCAATTAATACAGCACTAGGTTTCGGCGAGCAACTTGAAGATAACCACAAGCATCTTCTTAAAAACGATTTTGTAAGACGCTTTAATAAGTTCTCTCAACATTTCAACTCAACAGCCGAATGCGGTGATTGTCTTAAAGATGTATATAACCTACACAAATGGTGGCGTATACAGAACAATATCAAACCTATCGACTGGGTAATAGACCTGGACGCTAAAGAGTTTGTAGACGTAGATACCCTCGCATCACAAGGTTGTAGCGGTGGACAATGTGAAACAGGATTCTAAAGAGTTTCCTGTATGCACACTAACTGAAGAAGAAGTCAAGAGTAGTAAATTTGTACCTAAGAAGTATAAAGAGCTTACTCTTGAAGACTACTACAATATAGAAGACGCTACTAATAGCCTAGAACGTCTCCGTCAGTACCAATGGCGAGATTTCCTAGGCCGATACAAAATATTTTAAGGATGTTAAATGACATATAATGAATGGTCAAAAGACGAAGTAGCACGTAGAAATACAGTAATTACTAAATTAAAAGCTCAAGAGTTCTCTACATCTGAAATCGTAGAGTACTTTAACTTTGAAAATATGGTTAAAAATGAACCAAATTACTGCCCTCTTTACGCTACTAGTACTAAATGCCATGACCGAGAAAAACTAAACTGCTTCTTTTGTGGATGTCCTTACTTTACTTATAGCGATAAAGGTATATCACAAAGAAGTCAAAAAACGGTCTACAGTAAATGTGAACTCAACGCTATTAAAAGTAGTGAATTCACTACAGAAACTGCAATCCATCTAGACTGCTCTAACTGTGAAATACCTCATAGACTGCCATTTGTCCACGCAAATGCTGGCAAGATAATAAAGGAATGTAAAGATGCTTAAAAAATCAATAAAAAGTAGACCTTCCCACAAAAACGTGAATGTAGGTAACTCTGATTATTCAAAGCATAACATCCAACCTTGGGATATTTGGAGAGAGTACAGTTTAAATCCTTGGGATGCCGATATCATTAAAAGAGTTCTTAGAACTAAAAAAGGTGATTCTCGTAAACTAGACTACGAAAAGATTATGCACATCTGTCAAGAACGAATCGCTCAACTAGATGGAGTATACAATGCTTAATATCAACTTATTTGGCGGTCCTGGAACAGGTAAGTCTACTACGGCAGCTGAAATCTTTGCGCAATTAAAGAAGAACGGTACTAAAGTAGAGCTCTTGCAAGAATATGCTAAAGACCTTACATACAGTAACGAACTTACACGTCTAAAAGACCAAGTACATATACTAGGTGAACAACATCATAGGATGGTACGCTTACAAGGCTCAGTCGACTACGCAGTACACGATAGCCCATTTGTGATGGGATGTAACTACATCGATAAGACTAACACAAAATTTCCAACACAAGCGTTTATAGACTTCTCAGTAAAACTACACAGTACTTACGAGAACTTAAACGTATTTCTTAAAAGAAATGTGGAAACACATCCTTATCAATAGTACGGCAGATCGGAAACACTGAAAGAAGCTAGAGCTAAAGACGAAGAAATATTCAATTTTTTAGTCGCAAATAGTATACCTTTTATTTCAATAGAAGTAACACCAAACACAGCAGAAAATATAATAAAGGAAATTAATGGAATTTCAAATTGAACTACCAAAAGATAAAGTAAATGTTTTTGACGACTATGTACCAATAGTTCGATCTAAAGATGGAAGAGTAGCACACGTATACCTAACTAATGGGATTGACGTACCTGAAAACTACAACGAACTATGTTTCATACTAAGCCAAGCTCAAAAAGGTGATGTATTTCATATACATATTAATAACCCTGGTGGCTATATCTCTTCAGCAAATATGCTTTACTACGCAATGCTCAAGTCAAAAGCGACTATTATAGGACACCTATCAGGTGACGTAGCTTCTGCTGCAACCGTATTAACAATGGCTTGTGATGATATTGTAGTCACTCCTTACACCCAATTTATGATTCACAACTACTCCGGTGGAGTACAAGGTAAAGGTAAAGAAGCTAAAGACCAAATGGATTTCGTAAACAATGAAATCAACGAGTCTTTTCGTGACTACTACGCAGGCTTCTTAACAGAAGAAGAAATAGCTGACGTTATAGAAGACCACGATATCTGGCTCAACAGTTCTCAAGTACTAGAGAGATGGGGTAATAGACAGAAACATTTGAAAGGCTAACATGAAAATTAGTTTAGACACCAACATACTAATCGATGAACCGAATATCGTATTTGATACTACTAAAGATTTCGTACTAAGTTTTACAGTCATACGTGAACTCGACAACCTAAAACGTAACCCTAATCTAAAACGTGCAGCTCAAGCGGCTATACGTAATATATGGTTTATGTTTAAAGACGACAAAATCGAAATCTTGAATATTCCTAACTTACTAGGGGAATCTCCTGACGAGTGTATTATTCAAGATACTAAAGAAGCTAACGCCAGTATACTTAGCAACGATATTGCTGTACGTATTATCGCAAAAGCTCACGGTATTCCAATCTCTGATTTCGAAGCCGATAGTGAAATAGACTACGAGTATAAAGGCTACGTTACCATCGAAGGTGATGTAGACTATGAAAAACGTTATGTACAAATCAAACAAGTCCAAACAGAAGAATTCAACGAACGCTTCCAAGTAGACATGAAAGAAAATATGTACTGTATCATAGACCGTATAGTCGACAAGAACGACATCTGGCTTAATCGCAATGGCGAGGTCAACCGCATCTCTCAAAGCATTAAACCTTTCAGAGACGCTGGTGTACTTATCGATCCTATGGATTCCGTACAAATGTGTGCACTCCATGCGGTATTTGACAACGATGTACCTCTTACAGTAATAGACGGCGAACTAGGAACAGGTAAAACATTACTTGCACTAGCTGGCGTACTAGCCTGCACAGTCGGTCAAAAACGCTACCAAGTCTATGACACTATCTATGTATCAAAACCTCCAGTAAGTACTAACAGAGACCTATACACAGGCTACAAACCTGGTACATCTGAAGATAAGATGGGCGGTCACTTAGGCGGTATTAAGAGTAACCTTGAATTCCTTCTAGACAAACGTGGCGACAAACTAAAAAAAGACAGCAACGGAGAAAATATTCGAACTAACTCCGATAAGGTATGGTCTGAACATTTCTCTGTCAAAGAAATCGACGAAGCTCAAGGTGATTCACTCCATGATGCATGCTGGGTAATCGACGAATGGGAACTTGTAGACGAAAACGCCGCAAAAATGGTTATGTCCAGAATAGCCGAGGGTGGCAAGATCCTACTTATCGGCGATACCCAAGGTCAAACTTACGGTATGAATAGAGGCAATGAAGGATTTAAACCCCTATTTCAACACTTTGGTCAAGCGCCAGAATTTAGTTACATCAAACTAGATGAGATATATAGATCAGCATTAGCAAAATTTGTTGCTGAAGTCTATAAATAAAGGAATTATAATGACCTTGAGAACTCGACAAAATAAAGGTAAAGCAAAGGCCCGTAAAGCACTAAAGATGGCAACACTAAAAAGTCGCGCAAATTACTACTTTACATTACCAAACCTTAAAAACCCAAAATATAAAAAACTATACAATATCACTAATCGCAGGCTAGACATAACCGTACTCCCACAGTACTTACTTAAACCTGTAGTAGACTACCATTTAGCGTTGTTACTAGCAAACTCAGTGCTTTCTAAAGAAACCGTAACTAAGCACTTAGGTGAGTAGTTTATGACAGCAGAACTAATCATACCTAAGAGCAACTCGCTTGTAGACCTACAAAACTACATAGCTGAGTGTGCATCCGTCGTTAGAGACAAAGCACCTAAGTCAGCAGAAAAACTCTGGAATAGACTCCTAAAAGAATCGTATGGTGGTAAAGCTTCGAGAGTATTAGAGTACGTACCATGTACTATATGTGTTACACTGGTACCTGACACTAAATCGTGGGCATATGGTGTAGTACAATGGTTTGGGTTCTTCAATGATGATAAAGGAACTTACCATACAACTATGAGAGAACTTCTCAATTGGGGCTGGACAGTAGAGCAATGTCTAGAAGCAGTAGACTTCACTAACTATCGCACATTCAAATGCGAGACACCATATTTCATCTACGGCCAACTATCCACACATAATCAAATCACATCCGTATCACATTCACAACGTTACGGAGTATGTGATAGAGGCTATTGGATGCCACCAGAGGTAGAGAAATTCTATAGTGGCATAGCATCAACCTATACTCCTGCAGAAAAACAAGAAGCGTGGAATGATAGAGTATTTATGTCTTCACCAGAACTACTTAAATCCTTCATGAAAGCTAGAGGTATCACTCGTAAAGAAGTGTGGGACAGAGGAGCAGACATGCTTCAAAACAGAGTGTCTACTCTTGGAGGCTATACTAATAACCCTAATGCGTTCCCTCATTTTATAGATCAGAGACTAGATTCTCATACTCAAAAAGAGACAAGAGAGTTTGTTCAAACAATTAAGGATCTATTATGAGCGATATAAATAGCCAACACGTGCTATACAATAAAGTAGGTAATGACGAAAATTTCACACCTGCTTATGGTGTAGAACCTATACTAGAATATATACCTAAATTTGCTACAGTATGGTGTCCTTTTGACACTAAGGACAGCGAATTCGTTAAGCTCATCTCTAAGACTAACAAAGTAGTCTATAGCCATATAGAAGATGGTCAAGACTTCTTCGATTATGAACCGGAAAAATGGGATATACTTATCTCAAATCCTCCATTCAAGAATAAGAGAGCTTTCTTTGAAAGAGCTATTGATCTTGGACGCCCATTTGCCCTTTTGATGGCTAATACCTGGCTGAACGACGCCGCTCCGAAGCAATTATTCGAACACAAGCAATTACAGCTTTTAATGTTCGATAGACGTATAAAGTTTGTCAACCCAGAGGGAAGACCCAATAATAAAATAACTTTTAGTAGTAGCTATTTTTGCTATAACTTACTACCTAAAGATATAATCATGAAAAAAATAAAGGAAAATTTATGAAAAACATAAACACTGTAGAAGACTTCATCAACTGGCTCGACGAAATTGAGACAAGTCTTGATGAAAATCCTACTAATACAGAACCCGCTGATACACCAGAAGACGATGTACAACTTGTACAAGACTTAGCATTAACACTAGTGAATAACAGACTATTAAAGTATACAAGACTCGATAGCTTACCGTCAGAATCTGAAACACATGTACTAACTATGTTATACAATATCGCTAAAGATAGTTCTGATGCAACATAAAAAACAGGCCTACGAACAAATTGAACGTACCGTTCTATGGAATACTAGTAGAGGTAATACCTCAGATACACTTAACTACAAACTAGAAATAGACATGCTACAAGAAGAACTAGACGAGTTCATAGAAGCTGTTGAAGCCAACGATCCTGTAGCTATGTTTGATGCATTACTAGACTTAGACTTTGTACGAGTAGGCACTTTAGGAAAAATGAATATTTCTCCAATCGCTCAAGTAGAAGGCTATGAAGCTGTACTACAGGCAAATGAGTCTAAAAGCTCAAAGAAAAATCATCTTGGAAAAATCACTAAACCCACTGACTTTGTAGGTCCAGAAGCTAACTTACAAAAGATTTTAAACTCTAGAAAATAGCTTAATACAGGATTCTTCGGAATCTTGTTTTAAACTTATAAAGGAATATTATGTTTTTATCTATTAAACTAAACACCGTACCTGTAAACATTGGTGCTAAACTGCCAAGTACAATAACCTCATGCGTTATCGAGTCATTTCCAGGAATACTAATCAAAACTGAACAAGTACCCTTAGTAAAAAAGTGGCTAAACGACATGGTCGATAAACTAACTTGCAAATACGTGTCTTTTAACGGTACGTTAATCGAAACAATTGAAATCCAAAAATTTAAACTATAAGGAACAACTATGAAAGTAACACTAGAATTAGAACTGGATCGTACAGTACAAGGAGTATACACAGCGTTTGACCCGTTTGGTGAAGGGTTAGAAGTTCGTTGGAAAGTACTATCACACGATTTTACAGTACCTGAAGACATGGATGACATTAATACTGTAGTACATCTTATCCAACCAATTAAACTAGAAAAGCAGCCTATAGTTAAATCAGAGTGGGTGACAAAATGTTAATTGGATTTATGGCTATATGTGTAGCACTAAACCTCATTGTAATTCTAATCAAATATGATAAGAGACGCTACTTAGACTTAACAATAGACGTACTAGCATTAATCCTAATAATGTCTGTATTCGCTGCAACTAACGAATCTCGTGCTATAGGCACATTTGGCTCTATGATAGTCTCAGTATGGTTATACTTTAAACCACCAACATTACCAAAATCACTAAAGGATTTATTATGATTAAAGCTTATTTTATAGGAGGTCCATTAGATCTCACTTCAAAGATGTTAGAAACTCCACAAAGTAACTACTCCGTATTTAGTACACCAAACTTACTAGAACCTATATCTGACGGTAATCGTATAAGCCCTACCGCTCAATTAAGTGCTATAGTACACCAATACCGTCAAATCTCTCATTTACGACAAGTTGAAGGTATTAGTTCAGACGTATATGTCTACGCTTTAATTATCTAACCATCTTATAGGCATCATAAGCGTATTCACCTAATGTAGGCGTAACAGCTCCCATTATATGCTCAAACGGATCTAAATGGAACATCCCGCCATAGTTCTTAGTAAAGATACTTTGGTCTGTTATATCCTCTATATCACCAGTCAAATATGCCTGCCCTAATAATGCCATAAGCATTGTCATAGGTTTATCTTGACTGTTAGTTTTAATAACTCTCTGTATCCTCTCAAAATACTTTGTAAACATCACTAATCCTATATCATTAGCATACTGTGTCCACTTACTACTCGGTAAATCATAATTAATATACGCTTCTTTAACCGTAATTATCGCCTTATCTTTCATCTTATCAGTCGCAATTACATCAGGCTGCTTACCAGTCTCCTTCACATAATTCCTCTTCATTTTATCCATCATCAAGTTATACTGTGCATACCTAGCAACAAAATCACTATACTGTGTAGCAGTTGTCATCATCTTAAAAAACTTAGTTTTATCTGTTAACCATAGTATATTAGACCCATCTTTTACCCATTCAGGCGCACCATACTTCTCTAACAATTCATCTTTCTTTTGAGTAATCTTATTACTTACTTTAAGGTCCTCTACAGACGCATCCTCTATAATCGCTTGAAACAATCCCTCATCAATTAAATCCTTCGCAGGACTCATCTCAATTTCATTCTCCAACTGCTTAATACGCTTTAAATCATACTTCATTACATTACCCGACTTTTCCGACTCTTTCAATCTAATAAGCTCATGCAAATTCTTCTGATATTGCTTTATCTCTCTAAAACCATCCCACTGATATTTAGCAATCTGATCCGGTCTATGACCTGCTAATATACCTAACATATAATTCGATATTATGTTACCTATAAGAACCATTGGAGTTCTAATAATAATATCTACTTTATGTATCTTTACTATTTCTTTCCACCAATTCTCAGCTTGTCTAACAAGTTCTTTTATTGATTTTGGTAGTAGCTTAATACCTACTAGGCCTACTATACTAGGATCTCTAAATCCAAAATACGCATACAACAATTCCCGTCTAACCGCAATCTCCCCATTTTCTTCTATATCACGTTTAACTTCTTTAGGTAATATATTATAAATATCTTGAATATCTTTATTAGTTGAATCTTTTCCTACTACAATATACTCTTTCAAATTCTTACCTAGTGTACTACCCTCAACATAATTCTCCATATCATCTCTAATAATACTTACCAGCTCTTTGTTAAATTGACTAGATTCTATTTTATCTTGAATACTGGCCATATTTCTACCTAATATCGTATTAGCTCTTAAATCTTGTTTTAACAACCTAGCTTTCTCTGCTTTTGGCATCATATATCTATAATCTATTACTACACCATTTTGGTCATATACAGGCGCTAGTCCACCCGTCTCTTTAAACTTATATGTACCCTTAAACATAGCAGTAGTTTCTTTCTGTGCATCAGCTTTTATAGCTGCTACATCACGTTTAGTTTTAGCCCAACGATTCATATCCACTTCACCTGGACCTGCATGTGCTAAACTTGTACCTTTTCTATTTAAGTCTGTCATTCTCATTGCAGACCTATTAAAACTTTGTGTCATATGATGTTTATTTATATATAGCGCCATAGTTGTAGTACTACGATCACCTTTAGCTTTTTCTAGTACTCTATCTAATGTGAACCCTTCTTTTTCTAAGTCTGCCTTATCTATTACTGGAGCTACTTTCAGTGTTATCGTATCATCAAATATCTCTTTATTATATCCTTTTATTCTATGGGCTATCTTATCTCCATCAAATAACTCTTTCTTCGATGTCTCCACAAACGACCTATGCAAGTACATTACGTTCTTTACACCATCTGGTTCTTTGTTTATCAAGTCTGCCACTACGTCTTTAGAGCTTTTATCTGTATACTTTAATCCTTCTAGTGTTGCTAATGTATCAATCAATCCTATAATTTCAGGGTCTGTTGTACCTTTATCTGCAACCAACGTACCTTTAAGACTAGCTATCATTTCAGCATTGAATACTTGTGATCTTGAACTTATATGACTTGCCATATACCTACCTAGTCCATCCGCTTGTGCTACATAGTAGTTTCCTATACCTTTACTTACTTTTGCTCTTAATTCTTTACGCAATTTCGATGCTTCTTCTGCTAGTGCTTCACTATTTGACAACAGTTCTGCTATACGTTCATCACCATAAGCTTCATATATATTACCAAGTTCTGTATCTAATCCTGCTAACGTTAGCGCTTTAAACTCATTATCTGTAGGTCTTTTATTAAACCCCTGCGTAGCCATTATACTTACTTCTATAGCCTTATCTTCTCTTCGCTTATCTATCTGTCCTGACAATAACCCCATTCTTTCAACTATATTCTGTAAACTATCGTTATCTCTAACAGCTCTTATAAACGACTGTACTGTACCTTCTCGTTGTAAACCGTATGTAGCCAATATCCACTCAAAAGCATCTCTTGTATCTGGATTCACTAAGAATTTCCATAGATTCCTACCTAGCCATACCACTTCTTGAACTCTAGTCATATTCTGTGGCATATCAATAACTTTACCTTTTTTGGCAAGCTTCTCTAGCTCTTTAAGCATTGCAGCACCCATTTCGTCTAATTTATCTTTAGCCTCAAACGTTCTACTAAGTATTCCTTGCTTTTCTACTTCTACTATTCTATTATTATTCTCTGCAAGCTCTAGCATTAACTTCATCAATAGTTCATCGTTCTTAAATTCTTTACCTTCTTTTCTAGCTACTCTAAATACCATATCTAGTAGTCTACCGGCAAAGTCTAGTACTTGTTCCCATAAGTTCTTATAATCTTCTTTAGGGTCTCTATATGCTTTCATATCCTTTAGCTTACTAAATACTTTTTCATTCGTTAACGCTATAGCTAAAAACTCTTCTAAGTTTCCATTCATATAGTCTAAAATCTCTTCTGCGTTAGCTAGTTCAGCATCTCTATCAATATACACATCTGGTAACAAGTGCTCTGCTGTAAGTTCTTTCATTACTTTAGTTCGTAATGTCTTAAGTCTTTGTATAGTTCCGGCTACTTTAGCTCCACGCTGTCTTATAGCATACGCTGTTGTACTATGTATCATTTCATGTACATACGCCTCTACTGCGCTCATTTGTGTTACATCAGTAGGTGCTCTATCTGCTTTATTAATGTATATACCTGCATTCTTACCTGCTAGTACTATAACACCGCCAGTCTTTTCAGCTTTCTCATTCAAGTATATAGACAGTTCTGGTATAAAGTTCTTCAAAGGATTTGTTATCGTACCTAGTATATTTATCAACCTATTCTTCTGTGCACTACTAATATTAACACTATCACTTTCTGCTAATCGTTCTGCTAATTCTATAGCTTTTGTAGGATCTTTAACTAGCTCAGCTTGTTTAATATAGTCGCCTTTAATCTCTGCGTCTCTATCACTAGCTAAAGTTTCGTATACTGTTTCTACCTTATCAGAAGGCATTGTTCTCAGTACTTTCAAGTTCCTAGGATCTGAAGCGTTTTCTAAGTCTACTGTATTGACCATTACTGGTACAATTACTTTTTCTACTTTCGTGCTATATAATGGTTTACCTATACTCTTACCGTATTCAAACATATAGCTTCCATTAGGCGTAAATAGCCTATATCCATCTTTTTCTACTTCTATGTTTAACATCTTAGTTAGTTTGGCTTTTCCATTATTGTACTGAATCGCTATATTAATACTACCATTTTGTGTTACATTACCATTTAGTACTCTATCAATAGTAGCTTTCATTTCAGAACTAGCAGACTCTAGCATAGCTACTTTCCAGTACTCATCTAGTTGTTCTGTAGTTTTACCTTCTGCTAGTCCGTCTTTTACCCATTCTTTGTAGTTTTCTATTATACAGCTCATTATTTTTTACACCTTGTTATAGCTTCTTTAGCTTTATCTACTAGTATTGTATCTTCTTCTGCCTTAGTATCTGCTTCGTGCATTCGTTCAAGTTCTGCTATATCTTCTGCTGAGTAGTCTTTACTGTTATCTACTCCCTTAGTTTTAAATGCTTTCTGTATTTTTTCATTATACTCAGCTTCACTTGTAATTATACCTTCTTCCCATTGTCGTTGTACTTCAGCTACAGCAGGATTCTTAGACTCACCTGCAGGCTTCTTTACTTTAACCGCCGCTTTACCTGTAAGTTTCTTAACTTCTCTAGCACGTTTTCTATATTCTTTTAGGGCTTGTTTTGCGTCTTTAACGTTAGTTAGCTGTGAAGCGTTGGTAGTTGTTTCTATTATCTCGTCTATCGCCTTCACTGGCTCATTCGCTTTCGTAGGTTCTTTAGTTTCTACTACAGGCTCTTCAACTCGTTCTATTTTACGTCTAGTGTCTACTACTGGTTCAGTACCTTCAACCGTATACATACTACCTTCAGGTCCAGCCATATGCGCTATAGTAACGCCTTGTTTCTTCATCTCAGCTTTGTTCTTATTAATAGTAGTTATACTATCCTTAACAACCTTAACAGCATCTTCATACATGCTATCTCTAGTAGGTGCATCTTCACCTTTAGGCTCACCAAACGTTTCAACAAAGTTATTCCATATAGCGTCTTTCACAATATCTTCATTACTACTCTTTATAGCTTTACCAAACTCTTCTTGTACTCTTTCTAACATATTAAACTGTTGTGTTAAGTTCCATGTCTGTTTATTATAAGCTTTAGTAGCATCTACCACATTATTAACGTGTGTTACATATGCGTCATGCACACCAAATCCAGAACTATCTCCAATTATTTTCATAATAAGAGCTCCATCTAAATAGTGTATGTTAACAACTGCTCCTGCTGTAGGATTAGCTACCATATCGTATATCAATGGATGTACTGTTCTTTGAGGCTTAGTTTTAATTTGTACTTGACTATCTTGTCTAGCTTTAATCCTATCTGTCTTCATAATAGGAGCTTTCTCGTATACGTTCTCAGCTTCTACTGTCATGATACCTGGAATTTTACCTTCCTTCATCATAGTTTCTAATACACTATCTACCTGTTCTGTGCTAGGTTTCTTTCTATCGCCTTGTGCTTCTTTCAAACGAATATCAAACTCATGTCTAAATGCTCCATACATACCTACAAACATACTATTCATAGCTTTTCGCATTTCTACCATCTCACTAAACTCGCTCTCCATAGACGTTGCTACAGCAGTTCCGTAAGTATCTCTAGTTGTATTGAACACTACATCTTGTACACTTTTTAACGCTGCACTTAGCTCGTTCTTAGCGGTTGCTTCATCCATAGACAAGTCTTTACCAGCTTTGTAGAAGAAGTCTACTTTAGTTTCTCTTATACGCTCAGCTACTTTAACTTTTGCTTTATCTTTCTGTGTACCAGTACGTGACTCAATAAAGCCAGACATAGTCTCTAACTTCGCTAACGTCTGTTTTCTAGTCTTAATAGCATACGCAATACCTTTTTTCTGTTTAGGCGTCTTAGCCTCTGCTAACGCTATCTCTAAACTCTTTATAGAACTGTCTATACCATTTATCAGTATTATCAGTGTAGTATCTACTTTATCAGAATTACTTAAGTCTTCCATTACTTTTTCTACAGCAGTACTACTAATAGCTCTCTTAATACTAGCTATACCAGCTCCGTACATAAATACCATAAACGGATTCTTCATAAACTTTCTGTCAATTTCACCTACGATATGGTTTATCCATCCCTTTTCAGGTGCATTGCTTATCGCTACTTCTAGTTCTTCTGTAGCTAACTCAGCACCCGTTTCATACGAGTCTTTACCTTTAGCTCTCCAGTCTCCGTAAGTATTGTACTTGTTTTCACCAAACCATACACCACCTTTAGCTAACCATTTCTTTAGTTTACCAAAAGCCATAACAGGATTAGTTAATAGTCCTAGTATAAACCCTGACGTAACAGCATCTGTCTCCATTGTCATATTAGTTTCAAAGTCTGCATCTGCCTTATACTTAGCTAATTCCATAATCGCCATAGTCGCATGACTAGGGTGGTCTACACCTTGTACAGCTTTTAGTATGTTCTCAGCAGTAGGATTTTCAACAGCTTCTTTAACCACTTCGTTATTAAGAATCTCTTCAAATTGTTTGATGTTATCTACTTGTGATTGTTTATCAATAGCTCCTAACCCTCTAATATTTTCACCATTTACTATCTCTTCTACGCCATCACTCTCTTCTGCAAACTCTACTACTTTAGATCCATCGAATGCTTGTACAACCCCTATCTTAAATGCATCTTTAGTTTTATCTGTAACTATTCTATTCTTCTTAGGCTCTTTAGTTCCTAATATAAACCTATGTAGTTTATCTGTCTGTGGGTTTATCTTCGAGCTGTCAATAAAGAATCTACCATTCTTACTGAAAAAGTAATCAAAATAAACATTCTTATTTCCTACATTTTCAGCAAACTCTAAAAGATTTTGTATACTACTTATAATTTCTCTATTCTTAGCTTCAATATTAGGTCTTATGTCAATATGGCTATTTTCTGGACTAGTCCAACCAAATAATTCAGCAACTTCTATTTGTCTATCAGATAGCTCGCTACCATCTTCTACAACGTCTCCCCACATATCTCTAAGTACTACTAGGTTATCTAGGTCTATTTCATGCGCTCTATTCTCAGCTGTATCAAGTACTTCTTGTTGTTTCTTAGTAAGCTCTGTCCACTTCTCAGCATTTCTAGTTACGTGGTGTGTTGCTTTACGCTTCTTACTGTAACGAGGTGTCTTCTCGTGTATATTTACGTCTAATTCTTCATCAAGCTTTTCAGAGAACTCCTTATTACTTTTAGCCTTATCTACCCATTTCTTACCGACTTTAGGATGAATTTTCGTCATTGCTACAGGTTTATCGGCATTTTCTACAGTCTTCGTAGTAGTCTCACCTCTAACATCACTAGCTAGTCCTGCCATAGTGCCTACAGTAATACTCTGGTCTCTAACTACTAGTCCCATATCTTCCATTACAGCTAACGCAGTTGCACCGGCTGCTACTTCTATTCTAGCTTGTAAATCGTAATCTGCAGTATCTTTAACATTTATACCTAATAGCTTAATTATACTACGCCCTAATCCTGCTGCTTCATTACTTTCTAGTCTACCGGCTTTAACCAACTCTCTTCGTACTTTAGCAGGAATCTTAGTTCCATTCTTAAACCCTAGCATCTTAGCTATTTGCGTATCATCGTTAAGTCTAAGCTCTCCATATCTCTCACCTAAATAGCTACTAATAGTTATTGCCATCGCTTCTGCTACTTCTACAGGATACTGACCTTTTTTCTTGCCTTGCATTAGTAACCTAAACGGAGACTCATCGACTCTAAAGTCTGTAGTTCTAGGATCTATAAGCTTGTCTAAAGCTACCTTAACCGCTTGAGTTTTTGTATCAAGTTCGGTCTTTAGCTCTGGATTTACCCATTCTGTTATAACAGGAACGCCTTTTGCTTCTAATACTTCTTCTGCTTTACTAGCTGAATCGTCAATTAACTTTTGGGCTTTATCTGTTTTTAATTTCTTTATTACAGCTCTTTTATTCTCATTAAGGATTCTAAGTTCGCTGTTCATATCACCCAGCTCGCTGTATGCGCTATCTAACTCATACCTGATTGATTCTTTAGCATCTTTACTAGCAGTTTTTCTATCTGCTTTAAACTTATTAATCTCTTGTAGTTTTACTTCTTTTTCGCCTTGCATTCTTTCGATTTGTTCATCAATAGAGCGTGTTTCTAATGTCACATCTTCTGCTTTGGTATAGTCTTTCTCTATCTTTGTTTCTTCTTTGAGTATTTGTAATTCTTTCTCTACTTTAGCGCCTTCGTTATCCTGTACTTGTAAGTCTGCTTTAGCTAGTGCTTCACCAGTCGCAATTTTACTTGCTACTTCTTTAGCTGTCCATAGCCTCTATAGAGTTAGTTACTGCATCTACAACCGAATATGCCCCTGCTCTAATTTCAGAATTTAACATATTCTGTAGTACATTTTTAGGGTTTACTTCAAACGATTTACCAGTATCACTATATTCAATAACTACTGGTTTAAACTTTCTTTTTAGAAAGTCTTTTAACGCTTGTCCCTTGCTAATTCCTCTAGCAGTTGCATCTCTTTCTATATCTGCCATTAGGCTAGCTTTTACTTCTTTTATACCAGTTTCTAGTTTATCACGTTTTCTAGTTTGGCTATCTTTAAAGTATTCTAACTTACCTGTAAATTCTTCTATACCCTCTTTATCATCTAATAGTTTAGCATTCTTCAAGCCTTCGTAGTAAGTCTCATAACCTTTAGGTCCACTAACCACTTCACCTTCTACTTCAATCTGTGACTTTTTGATAACATCTAATGCGGATTTTTCTGCTTTGACTTCCGTTTTTATCTTACTAATATCGTCCATATTAATACCGAGCTCTTTCGATACTTTAGCTAACGCGCTATTTACTTTATCGCTATCTAGGTCATCTACAGTACTAAGTAGCTCTTTTAGTTTACTGACAGCATCTTCACTAGAGCCTAGCACTTGAATAGCTTTTGTATCTTGTCTATCAATAACAGCTTCTCGTTCTGCAGTTCGTTTAGCTTTTATCGATTCACGACGCTTATCTGCACGTGCTTCATATTTTGCACGTTCAGTATCATCTTTAACATCGTCTAGCATGCTATATGCTCTTATAATAGCCTGAGTAGCTTTAACAGTTTCACCTTTAGCGTCTAATTCATCTGAAACATCTAAGAACTGCTCTATGCCACTTTTAGTAGTAGCTTTTTCCTCTTCTATTATCTTATCAGCTTTCTTTTGTTCAGGTGTTTGTTTAGCTTCTCTACGACGTGCCATTTCTGCTTTTAGCTTATCTACAGGTAGTTTTTTAGTAGCGTCAAAAGTAGCGCCAGTTAGTTCACCTGCACCTTTCAATGTACCACCCATTACACCACCAGTAATTGCTGCCAACTGTGCTTCAGGGCTCGTAGCTATCTCTGTCAGTTCCTTAACACCTTCTTTTTGTGTTAGGTACTCTTGTTGTATCTGGTCATACCATTCTTGTACAGTTTCTCCTGTTGTAGATAATCCGACAGCTCCAAGTCTTTTAAATTTACTTGTACCTTTCTCTAACGCGCCAACTACACCTGACTTAATTAAAAATCTTTCACCGAACAACGCAACACTATTCGCAAGAGTACTTTTTAGTACCCACTCAGCATCAGCTTCTTTACCGTTGTTTTCTTTGTATACTTCAGCGTCTTCACTAACTCTAGCAGCTATTGCCGTAGCTATACCTGGAGCTCCTGCGAACATACTCGCTATTTCACCTGTACTATCACCTAGTACATACGGTAGCACTTTAAATGTATCCCAAGCAGCATCTAAATACTCACCTTTTTCTACATTCTTTAATGCACTATCCATACCTTGTTGTTGTTCTTTTCTGGACTTCGCCATTACGCCAGTCAATTTATCAGTTACTTCACGTTTAGCTAAATCGGTAGATGGCATATCGTCAAATCCTATAGTACCTGTTTCAGAGGTTGTTGGTAGCCATTCGTCTATAGTAGCCTTTTCTAATCCTATCTTATCAGCTAACCATCTAGATCCTTTTCTTAAGGCTTTGTTAGTTTTTCCGTACTGCTGTATAAGACTTGATTGTGCTATATCTACACTTTCACCAACTATAGAATCATCATCAACTTCACCGAAATCTGATGCACGAATACCCGTACCTATTTCAACAGGTCCTTTTCCTAAAGTAATATCCGTTGGTAATACTTCAGTATCATCCGGTAATGAGTATGGTCCAGCTAAAGGCTTTACTGAGCCTATATTTCTGCCGTAGTTACGTTGTCTTTCTAATGGTGTTAAGTATTCTTGCTCATATTCTACAAAAGCCGGTAAGCTACTATCACCCATACCTAGTACACTACGTGCTTCTCCTGTTTGTTCTGTTCCACGACGAAATATGTCTTCATTAGTTATAGTAGATGGATCAACACCTGATTGTGCTGCTAGTAGTTGTCTTTGTTTGTCTAGTCTTTTAATGTTGTTGGGATTATTGAACCAGTCACCACTTTTAGGTGTTTCGAAAGTATCTATACCTCTTAGCCTAGTAGATACTTCATCTTGGTTTAATGTTAGTGTATCAGCATCGTATACGCTTCGTACTGAGCCTACTGAGTAACTAGATAGTCTATCAAGTTTGTTTTGTTTATTATTATTAAGTAATGTAGTTTTATCTATTGGGGTACTTGCAACATCTTGTGCAAGTTTTTCTGACTCTGCTAAGTAATTGGTTACATCAAATCTGCTCATAACTATCCTTTGACAGTTATTATAGCAGATTTTACATTAGATTTACTTTAACTGAAACTTGTCTGTGATATCACCAAAAGCAGAACCGCCAATCCAATCACTTAAATCAATTGTTCCTGCTTCTTGTGCATACCTAGCTTTCATCTCAGCAAATAACTTCTTCTTCTCATTTGTAGACATTTTAGCTAGTTGTGAATCATATTTTGTTAGCCACGCGTCAACTGCATCAGTGTCTTCTACATCTTTAACAGTAAGTTCGGTAAACATTTTTTCGCCTAGGTTAAACTTAGACGTCTTTTTACCTTGTCTCTTCAACATATTTTCGTAGTTTTTAGAGAACGCTTCCGCACCATCTACAGTAGTAATACTATTAGGCATGATACCTGCATAAATAGACTTATAGTCATTTAATGTTTTACTATCTTTTACTAACGCTCTTCTATCTTTTGCTAATGCCAGTTGCTCAGATATTGTAGGTTTTTCTGGTATAGGGTAAATATCTTTAATGTTCTTAAGAGCTCCTATTTTCACAGATCCAGGTAATTCACTTTTAACCAGTAATTCACGTAGAGCTTTTGCTTTATCTATATCAGTTGTATTGACACTAGTTGAGATAGTTTCTATTCTATCTTTAACACCTTTATCTAGTTTAGGTAGTGATTGTAGTCTACTTGATAAATCTTCACGTGTACTTATAAGACCACTTAGTCCTGATTCTTCCATAGCCTGTTTATGTAACTGTTCTCTATAGTCGTCTGGCATAACTCTTGCAGGCTCTTTCGCACTAGCTACTCTTCTTGCTTTATCGTAGTTGCCGAACATCCAATTAAACCCACTACCTCGCTTACCTTCCATATCTTCCATATAAGTACGTTTACTATCTTTAGGCATCAAAGGATAGTTTTCTATTACATATTTTTTAGACGCTGGCTTAGTGTATATATCACTATATTTTTCAGACGCTTCAGTCATAGCTGTATCAGTAATACCTAGCCTTTGGTTTATTGCTTCATTCTCTCTACGAATACGTTCAATTTCTTTAATATTACCAGGAGTACCTTTAGTAGTTTTCTTAGTTAGTTGTTCTTTTGTCTTTGGAACTTTAGCTATCATACTAGATAGTGCTTTATCGACAGCAAGTTTACGTTCATATTCAGTCTGTGCTCTATCAGCAGCAGTTTTCTTTAAACCGTATAGTCTATCGCGATCAGCTTGAGCTTGTTTTCTTATTAATGCTTCTCTTGTTAACGCATCGCTTTTTTCAATCTCACCTAGTATATTCCCAACTGCTACAGAACCAGCAGATGTACCTGCTTGTTCTATTAGTCTAGGGTCTACACCTTGGAATCTTACTTGATTAGGAGCTGAGTAGTCAAATCTGTTCATAGCCATAATTTATCCTATCTGAACATAGAACTAGCTGCAAAGCCTTCTCTTGCACCTGTTCCAGTTTGTCTTCGTCTTCTATCTGCATCTTTAGCTTGAGCTATATTATACGCATTTATTTTAGCTTGTTCGTCTATTTCACGTTGAGCTAAATCTGATTTTTTACTAGCGTCTCGAGCTTTGCTGTACGTTTCATAACCCTTTAACCCTAAATCTACAGGACCTTTATACTTATCGTACATACCTGCTAGCCCCATTGGTTGATTAGCAGCGAGTCCTTCATATCCTTGTTGTAGTGCCGTAGACTCCGCTGGAGTAAAAGCTCTTCCTAAGTCTGTAGCTGCTTTACTAGCTTGTGTTTGGTATTGTTGTCCTGGTTGCCCAAACATACCACTACCTGCCATAGCGTTATCTAATGAGCTACCTGTCCAAGTATCGCCGCCAAATCCGCCTCCAGATGAGTACGCATTACCTAATCCTGCTAGTCCACCTAACGCAGCACCTGTTTCCCAGTCACCGCCAGTCAATTCACTTACACCTGCACCTAACGCAGCACCGCCTAAAGTCTGACCTGCGCCAGTTTTCAAAAAATCTAACGCGTTTCTACCAAAACCTGCTAATCCTTCCCACATACCACACTCCTAATTATTATTATCTCCATTATACCAAAAGTTTCTTGAATCTAACCTTTCACCAAAGATGATACACTAAATCCTTCATCACCTGCTTTTGCGCCAAACTTTAGCTTATGTGGCGTGTGAAAGTGCCCTAATATACTAGTCTGTATATAAAAGTTGCTATTCGTATCTTGTAATCCTAAGAACTTAGTAGTATTTTGAGTACCTGTAGGATTGAATAGTAAATCTCCTGCTCTAGGTGCATCATATAGCTCACCTCCTGCCATCCATCTACCCATAGTACCGTTCACCCAACTATTTACAGTAGCTAAGTTCATAGCGTCTTTTATAGTATTTAATTGGCTGAATAGGCTCATAAGCCCTCCACTAGCGATCATAGCCCCTAATTCTGCAAATGACACTGCTATTCCGTATAGGCTATAGACACTCATGGCTACAGTTGTAATCATAACTACATTGTAGAGAAGCAAAGCAGTAGCACCACTTGTCATTCCTGCTGATATACCGGCTAGTACTGCAGACGTAGCAGGTGCAGTCGAACCAAACGACGCCACAGTTAGAGCTATACTTCCCGCTACGACTATTAGTTGGCCTATTGCGTTTAAATCTCCAGTCAATGCTTGGTCTGTTAGGTATTCCATACCAGTATTTATGTCACGCGCAAAATCAAATACATCATCCGTTAAATCGTCAACTAGTCCAAGCGTTAAAACATCTGTCGCTACTTCTGCAAAGTCAAGAACGGAGTCAATCAGTATATCAGGAGTTAGCACATTATCTATAAAAGCTACGTGTACATCTACAACTACTTCAACTACATCATCGACAAAGTCTTTTACAGCGTCAACTACGCCACCCATAACTAGCTTCCTACCAGTAGTACTTTATATATATCATCCCTAACATGTTTGATATACCTTGTAAACTCTTCTGGGTGTTTCGTTGTTACGTACATGTTTTTCCCGGGCTTTCTGTTTGCATAGGTTACTATAGCTTTTAGCACTTTTATAGGAACACTGCCTGTTTTATTTCTGTACTTTTCAGGTATATATAGGTTTAAGATATTTATCTGTGTCGGTATTTCATACATAAATAGTCCTCCTATTAATTTACCTTTAGAGCTGAATATACCCCATTGTTCACCCATCTTAGCATAGAATTTGTACTCTTCTAAGGTAATAGTAAATAGCTCGTTATTAGGCAATCCTTTAAAGAAGTTATACATATGTACTAACTCCTTTTCATTATCTAATAACCTTACCTCTGTGCTCATACTACTACACCTTTTACAGTTTAGTAATAGTTGTACCGGCAGGTATTGTTCCAGCATCATTAAGTTCTTGTACCATATTAAAGTATTTAGTCCACATATCTTCACTAATCACTAAACTACCAGCACCCATTGTACCAATAGCATCTGAGTATGCATCTAGTGCTTTAATCTTGTTATTGTAAATTACTGAGTTACCAAGTTCTAATTCTTGCGTACCTACAAATCCTGTATCAGCTTCAGTCTTAGCTACTTGTCCATCTAGTATCGGTTGTTGTTGTACTGTCTGCACTGCTAACTGCATAGTAGTTGATATAGCTGATGCAAGTACTTTCGAGTATAGCTCTGATGGTACTTCAGACGCCTCAAAATATATATCTAGTGTATCTTTTTCTGTAGCCATAAACGCTTCAAATACTCTATCTATTTCAACAGTATCTACTATAGATGCTGGTGCAGTTATTGTAGTTGTCGTAGTTATACTACCATCCAATCTAGCGTCTATTTCTGTGAAGTACGTAGCGTTAGTTAGGAGCGCTCCAGTCGTAGAGTCTGCTATACACTCGTAAAACAAGTCAGTAGAAGAGTCTAGTATATAATCACCGTCACTGTAGTCACTAGTAGTTGTAGTTACGTCTGTCGCAGTAGCATCTATACGTTCCTGTGTTTCTACTTCACTATACCCAGTAGGATCAACTACCGCAGCCCTCGTTTCTGAAGTATCGATTGTACCATCATTGTATTCAACCTTAGTTACTATGGTCTGTATTCCAGTTGTTGTGCTCATTATTCCCATATTGTATTATCCTTAACTATTTTTTGTTTATTATACCATATTATGTATAAAAGTTTGGTGCTTTATTTGGAGTAGCTGTTCTTGTTACTTCATAGTGTATATCAACCATTAATCCAAATACTGCATCTGTATTCTCTACACCACCGTTTGTTACACGTTTTAACGTAACTAGTATAAGTTCGTCTGGTTCAGTTAGTACTAAGTCAGTTGTACTCTCGTGAACATAATGAGTCCATGCAGTACCGTTCGGTGTACCAACTATATTTATCGTCGTCTCTGTAGGGAAAGCAGCTTGACCATGACCTTTAGCTCTAATATACTTTAATTCCCATTTAATATCGTTAGTATCAGTACCGTCAGTAGACCAATGAACATGTAAATGTGCTGCAGCACTAGGGTCTATATCGTGCTGTATGTGATACGGTGATAACCATACATAGTCACCTATAGCAAAAGAAGCTTCTTGTCTTCCCGCAGATGGTGCAAAGTTTGCCCAAGTTGGGGCTGAAGATGGTGGTAGTTTAGCTGTTGAAACATATGAAACTAAGTCATTCCATCCTGCGCTAAATTCAACCTCTCCTCTACCATTAACAGAGAATGTAGTCGTTCCAGTATTGTTTTTACCCTCATATACATTAGCAGTATCATCTGCTGTGTTTTCTTGTACAGTAAATGCTCCTCTAGTAGCATCTGTTTGTATTTCTGGTGTTGTTGAATTTTCGTACACATCTTGTATATCAGTAGCGTCAATTGCGTTACCTATCGCTGTTGTTGTTGCTGTACTAACAGGTTTATCTAAGTCGGAAGTATTATCAACATTCCCTAAACCTACCATTGTTTTGTCTATACCGCTAACAGTGCCCGTAAATGTAGGAGAAGCTATGTTAGCTTTTAAGTCTAGTGCGGTTTGCTGTGCAGTACTAACTGGTTTATTTGCATCAGTTGTATTGTCTACATTACCTAGACCAATTTGAGTTTTGGTAACGACGTGAGGGTTAGCTGTGTCTGTTTCGTGCTCAGCTCCTAACGTAACGTAGTTATTAGCTAAAGCTAGAGCAGCCTTTGCTCTACTATTTCTAAGTATACTAGGCATACTGCTCCTTTTATATTTATACTAGAAGCCTCCTAAGAGACCTCTATATAACTAACCTATTGAGACAGTATATCTCGGACGCATTACCGTTCTACTAAGACCTGTTTTAGGGTCTTTTGTATGTTGCGGTATTCTAACTTCTCTCAACGTATCAATAAACCCTTGCTCCACTTCAATTCTTTCATTCAACGGAATAACTCTAGTACCTAAATCAAAATGCTCATTTGAACAATTTACTGTACAAGTAGTTGTTTGGTTATTGATTCTTTGATCATTATCAATAATTGTAACGATATGTACTGTACTAGCTTCTGCTTTTGATTGCTTGATAATATCTTGAAGAGTTCTCTTTTTACCCTTAGTCGCACTAACTGCTTTTTTTGCAGTATCCACTTCTTCAGGCTCTACTTCGACTACAGCCTCAATAGGTTCTTCTTTACTCGCATAGTATGCTTCAATTTTGTCTTTTAACTTAACTTCACTAATATTAGGACTAAACGCAATTCCTAATTCTTTTGCTTCTTGTTTTACTTCAGTTGATGCTGCCATTTTACTAATTCCTTTATTGGTTTTTTAGTTGTATGAGAGGGTCACCCCTCTCTATTAATCTGATTACTCAGACGCCGCTACTAGTACTTTAACTAGTTTTTCTTCTTCAAGAATTAACCCTGCATAGAAGAAGTTGTAACTGAAGAAACCAGTAGTTCCATAAGGATTACTATTCTCAACTTGCGCTGGAGACTTAGAGTTAAACTTGATTTTACCCATACCTTTTAGACCAACAGTCGCGAACGAACCTTGAGTTGGGTAAAGAATAGGGAATACATCGAAGTAACTGTTAATCAGTACATCCGCTGCCGCACCACCGATATCAGTATCACCGATTGTCGCTGTGTCTTTAATGTTACTAGAATCAGACGCATCAACGTATACAACAGAACCACGAGCTGCTAAGATTTCATTGAATCTATCCGCTGAATTATCAGCACCTGTAGCATAAGTAGTCGCTTGAGCACTAGCAGTATTTTCAGCCGCTGTAGTTACGATAGTTGTTGCTGCCGCTTCTTGAGCTGAACTAATTACACCAGCACCAGTACCACGATAAACTACCGCACCTTCTGCTTCAATGAACGTAGTTTCGTGCATTCTACCAACTTCGCCTTCTGCTAAACTCGCAGCAGCTCCGTATTTGTGAGATGGAACATATACATACTCAGTCTCATATGTAGAACCACGAGTCAAGTTCTCTAAGTCAGATTTAACATCCGCACCTACTACAGCATAAAACGATTTAGCTATAGTCTTAGTATCAATCTTAGTTGAACCAGTTACTAGAGAAGTGTTTTTCTTAGCACGGTTACGTACTAGTTTTCTCTCAGCTTTTCTGATTAAATCATAAGAAGCTTTAGTTGTAATACCCTTCATTGAAGCAGCTGCACCAGAATATGTTACTGTACCAGTACCTAACATATCTAACTGTACTAAATCTTCTGAACGAGAGTTAGCTAACTCACCTAGCTCTTCACGATATCTAGTTTGAATAGTATCTTCAGAGAATAACTCTACTTCATCAGTATAATCAATCATCTCACCATAACGAGCAAGAGTTGCTTCTACTGTAACTTTAGAGATACTTTTCTTATTAACCGCACCAGCACCTTCTGAAAGTGTTGCAGCTGTAAGAGCAGCAGATACATCAGCAGCTGATCTAGCTGTTAAATAACCTTTTGAACTAAACTCACCATCGTTTAACGCTCTGTCATACATGTGTAAGAACTTAGAGATCTTAAACGTTTTACCCATTTTTCTTGGCATAGTCTTACTATCTGCAAACTGACCGTATACATTCATTCTATTCGCAGCTTTAATACCCGCTCTATCATAAAAATGTACAATCGTGTTAGCACCAGCAGTACTATTCGAACCATTACCATAAACATTTGTTGCCATAACTATATTTCCTTTTTTAACAACTTACGCTACAGAGCTATTACGCATCCTGTAGCTTCTTATACCAATCTTCAAACGCCTCATCAGAGTCATCTAAGAAATCAGTATTTGTTTTTGTCCCTGCAGCCTTCTTCGAAGGTGCAGCGGCTTTACGCCCTTTCGCAGTCTTCTTTACAGTTACCTGTTTTTCCTGCTTTTTGCGCACTTGTTCCAATCGATCCTTATCGGCTGCTTTAGTTTCCGCTTCTACTTTAGCGGTTTCTACTGCATCGAGTCTAGCTTTCTCTTGCGCTTCTTCTTGAAAATAGACACCGGCAGCTTCTTCGTAGTATTCGAGGTCACTTTTGGCGCCTCTGCCATATACTTTCAACTTCTCTGCTATCGGTTGTACTTTATCATACATACCACTTTTTACATCAACATGTAGTAATCTAATAAGTTCTGGGTCTTTAGAAACTCTGTCCCATGACTTATCATCCCACTGTTTGCTTAATATGTTTTCAGTAGTACCGTATTCTTTATCAGCACTAATATCGTCTATCACATCTTTGATCGCAAGAGCTGTATCGTCCCGACCATAATCCTTAGCTACATAATTACTATCTTCCGTTTCTAAATCGATTGCATCTACGCCTGTTCGTTTCATTACTTCTGAAATAGCATCTTTGTCGCCCTTCAACACGTCTATCATCAAGTTAACGTCATCATGGGAAAGTTTAGCTTGCTCTATTGCATCTATAGTTTTTCTATGAGGCTTTATTGCTTGCATCTTTCTAGTGTAGTCCATAGCTTGTCCGAAGATTTTAGGGAACTGTGTTCTCATTTCATCGTCTGTAAACTCGTACTCACGCCCATTGGCTTTAAACTTTTGTTTCTGTATTGGCTGTTCTTCTGCTTCTAACTCGTCTTTGTCTTCTTCAGGTTTTTCTTCGTCTGCGTCAAGTTCCTCGTCAGGTTCCCCATCTTCATCCTCAGAATCTTCATCAGACTCATCCTCATCTTCTTCATCTGAACTAGTATCATCATCGGAATCCTCTCCAGGTTGTTCCAAGTCTTCACTAATCTCATCTTCTTCGATATCTTCAGTTTCATCAGCATCGTCTTCGACAATCTCTGAATCCTCCGCTTCTTCCGGCTCTGCCTCGATTGTACCATCGTCAGCATCCTCTTCATCAGAATAATCTTCCTCTTTAGCCGCTAAATAAGCAGCCTCAAGGTCTTCATCTGACATATTGTGTAGAGCTTCTTCTTCTCTAGTTATATCATCAGCCATCTGTTATCCTTCGTCTTCTGCTTCATCGTCTTCAGCAGTAGAGCCTAGTTGGCTAATTGTCATAAAAAAGTCTTGTAAATTAGAGATAGCAACAAGTCTTTCCATTACTTCTGGTCTTGTACCTTCTCTTCTGATATAGTCCATAGCTAGTAAACTAGTTTGGTTAATAGCAAAATCTTTAAAGTACCCATCAAGTACAACTTTTTGGAAATCTTTGTTACTTTCCAATCTCTCTAGTGCATCTCGCATAGTAACCCAATACTGGTTTTCTATATTCGCTTCTGCTTCTATATCTGTGTTTACTGAAAAATCAGTTATGTCTTTAGGTGTGCTCATCTTTGAGTTCCTTCATATTGTTGATTTGTTACGGCTTTTTAAGACATCAGCTTTGGTCCACTCTTATCTATACTCGTATTATACTAAAGTAATTCTTAAGAAATCCTTATTAGCCCTTATTTACGCTACTTCTTACCTTTTGGAGTATGAATACCTGCATAATGATGTTTATTAGTATTACCTTCACCACTACCGTACATACCATGACTAGTACTTACAGTAGTCTTAGTACCAGGTTTATCTACAACTACTTCTTCTGGCGGTAGTATAGTCTCTCTTGACATTATTGCGTTACCATTCCAGCTAGTCCAGCTTGTTCTGCCGGCACTTCAGTAGTTTGCTGTTGTACAATACGCATAGCTTCCATTACCAATTCTTGAGGTAGTCCTTGAGCAATTAATTGGTCAGGACTTACGCCTTGCAGTAGCATTGCTACTATTTGGTTTATATCTCTCATCGGCTCTGTTTGTTGCCCTATGCCTGCTTGAGCTAGTCCTAATTCGTCCATTATCTGCTCCTACTTGCTAATCCAGCTTCGCCTGTACCAGGACTAGGTAGTATCGGGTTATCACTAGCTATCGCGTAGTCTATAGCCTCCATAGGGGGAGTCGGTCTATCTCCAATATTAAACTCTCTAGGATCATACATTTGTGGTATATAAGTATTCATCAATGCGTCTAGCTCTGCTGTCTTATCCACTGCACCTTGGCTATACGCATCCCTAGCTAGTCCTTCTTCATAAGAAGCTCTTTGCATATTGTCATAAGCCTGCGCTTTCTGTTTTTCTACTGCTCTCTGGTTTGCTTGTTCAATTATTGACATGTAATTTCCTTTTCGATTAATACATACGAGTATACTCTGTTTTCATATACGTACTCAGTCCTATTTTTATTTGGTGCAAGCCAGCCGCTTACCCGCTTCTCTTTAACTCCTAAACATCTAGCGCAATCAAACGAGCTTTCATAAGTGTTTAGTAGTGTGTAGTCCGTATCGTACTCGTACACTTGCTTATAGGATTTATAATTTACTATGTGCTTTACCGTACTCCACCCATGAACCTTTTTACTATGACCTCTAAACAGTTTTAGTATTTGTGGTCGTGGTATGTTGTACCTAGTAACCATCTCTGACGGAGTCACATAATCTTCTCGTCCGTCTTTATGGTATATTGTAATAGGAGTTTCTGAGTATTCGGCGACAACTTCTGAACCTTCTACATACAACTGCCAACCTTGACAAACTTTCGCTGCCTTGTCGTCTTGTACTATTTTAGTAAGTTGAGTGAGATGTAAGTTGTACTTCTTAGCTAAGTCCCATGCCGTACATTCTTCTAGTCCATAGTCAGTATGTACCCATTTATATACACTTTTGTACTTTACAGGACCTTCAGTTGTCCTACATTCTCCACCCTCTGTTAAGTTATACCCATTTCTGAGAGTGTCTTGTTCTTCAATATAAAACCTTTCTAACGCTTGTGCTTCTTCTAAGGCGCTTATATTGTCTACAAGTACTGTATGCTCCCATTCTTCTTCGCCGTAGAGTTTTATTGCCCTATGAAAATGTTTATTTGAGCCACCTCTAGCCTCACTAGTGTGTTGCACCCATCTTCTTTTTACTCCAACACATGTCATCCCTATATAAGATTTACCAGACTTAGTACTAGTATGCTTATATATTAACCATTGTTTCATTGTCTCACACCTATAGCTTTATCGCCTTGCCTAGCTTGTACCATCATTTGTTCTAGATTAGTTATACGTTTAAAGTCTTCCATCTCCATTTTTTCTTTATGGTTAACTTGCTCATCAGAACGAACAAAGTCTAAATCTATTTTATCAGCGTCACTGTGTAGCTTTCTAGCCTTAGCTGCTTCTACTATAGCTTTCTGTTCTTTAAGAACTCTGTCAACTTCATTCTCACCTGCTCTAGCGTACTTATCTGCTATATCAGCATCCATTTTTTCAATCTCTTTTTGAAGTTTTATTAACTCCAACTGTTTGATTTGTTCTTGCATAGGATCTGGCTGTGGCTCATACTCTTGTATCTTCTTCTCAATCTCAGGCATTCTTTGTAGTCTAGCTATGTCACTTAATAGTATCTTAGTGATTTCTGGGTCTAGTGTATTACCTAAAGTCTGTAACATAAACGATAGTTGTTCAGCTTTGGCTGAGTTATCCTCGAACGTCGATATACTAATTTCAATATCTATTCTACCATCTAAGTCGTCTTTTCTAATAGGTACGTAGTTGTCATTAGTAATACGAACAATCTCTTCTTCTTCTAAGAACTCAGCGTTATAAGACATCCATTTTCTCATTAAAGGTTTCATCAAGTTCTCTGATAAGTTTCTAACTAGGTGTAGTCTTCTCATAGCAGTGGCGTCCATAACTCCTCTAGCTGCTGTAGCAGTATTACCTAATGAATTACCTGTTATGCCCCCACTAAAACTCTTAACACCAGTTTGACTTTCTATTTCACTGTTCTGTAACGATAACATATCGAATACACTACCTGGTATTTGGTTATAGTTACCTTGCCAAAAGTCTGACGCAGTATTATTAAACTCGAAGTTTTTACCTGCTAAGAATTTCTTTCTATTATCACCATTTAAAGCACCACGTCTAATACCTAGTTGCCCATTATTACTACGGGCCATATTATCTATAATACCTCTAGTAATAGCTGTTTTAACTTTCTGGTTATCACCGATATTCTCAGCAAGAGCTTCACCAAATAATTGAAATGGTATAGAGTTGAATGGTACAATAATGAATGGTGGTTTACCATCTGGATAAGGGTTAGTTTCTAGTCTTACTATTACATTACCTACCCACGAACATACCACTTGTTCTACTTGACCATCCTCATCAATATCATAGTTACCCCAATACTCATGTATAATAATCTTCTTTCTAGCAGCATCTTCAAATCTAAACTCTGTTACATCTTCGGACTCAAAGTCAGGATCTTCTGATATTTCCTGTTTTGCTACAGTCTTTAGGTTCTTATACCTACCATCAGCTCTAAGTGTACTTAAATCTGTTTCATACCTATGTATAACAAATTGGCATTTATCTATATCGTCCATACAAGTAGGATCAATAAATATGTCTTCATTTCTACATACAGTAGCAGTAGGCTGGTTTTTTATAACTTTTGTAATAGTCTGTGTTTCAATAGAAACGTACTCCATACCATTTTCGTCAATAGCAATAACTTCTACTTCTTCTTCTATTTCTTTATCTTCGTATTCCCAACCAGTCTCAATAACTACTGTACCTTCTGTAGCTAAGACTCTTACACCTTTATTTATAAAATTGTATCTAGGGAATTTTCTACAGAACTGAGTATTAAGTAATAACTCATTTTGTTTAGCACTATGTACGTCTTCGTAAGTAACAGGATTACATTTGATCACATCAGCTGTACTAAGGAATGGATCAGTAGCACTAGGGATTAACCACTCTAATTGCTTTTTAATGTCCTTACTAACAATCTTAGACTTACCATCAACTTCATTGCCGTAAGGATTTCCGTAAGATTCATTTAGCCATTCATCTCTTTTAGCCTTCCAATCTTTTTGCATTGTTTCTGCGTTTTTCATGTCGGCTTTGAAAGCTTGTAGTAATTTTTGTTTGTTTACCATGTATAAACCTTATTTTAATTGCCATATTATACTACACTGTCTGTTAAGACTACCTTAAGCAGTAAATGTTGCTATTTGTCCATCTCTTCTATCACGCACATCCGCGTGTAACCATGATACGCCTATTTCAATCGCGCCTATCTCTGGAAACTCCTCTGGATTCTCTAAGATGTAGTTCCTAACTTCGTCTATACTATATGCACTAAACACGGCGTCAATAGCGTCAAAGCTAGAATGTTTACTAGTAGGACTATACCATTTAGACTCTTTAGTTCTTAGTCCACTCCACTCTCTATTGCCATTCCACTTATAACTATTTATGGTCATAGAACCGTCCGGAAACTTCTCTTTTAATTTGTCTATAGTAGCTACTAGCTTAGGATTAACCATCCTCCACATCACTTCTGCAGGTACTATATTTACTAGTAAATTGTATAAACCTCTCGGGAATACTTCATACAGTTTAAAGTGTTTACTTACCATTTATCATCCTATCCCAAAGGTTATGCCTGAACCTAGTAAACCTAAGACTATAAAACCAACAAACAGTCTTACTATCCAAGTAGTATTATTTTCTTGTTTTGTTACTCTTTTTTCTAAAGACTTAATATCTTTATTACTTAACTTTAAAGCTGAACAGCCATCACCAGAATGCACAATCTCAATTTTCTCAATTTTCTCGTGAACTCTTCCAAAGGATTCTTTTAAGTTATCTTCTAAATTGGCGAACTTTTCCATTAATACGTTTTGTTTACCCATCACCTCGATAACGTCTTCTAGTTTCTTATTAGTAGTACCAACAGCTCCCGCTAAGTGTTCTATCGACTGTGCCATACTATCTATGTGCTTATCATGTTTTGTGACTAACTCTATTACATCATTTTCTATCACTAACTATCCTTATTGATTTGTTTTTGTTTTTGTTTAGAACCTAATGAACTTGAACTAGTAACTACCATTAGCTGCAGTTTAGTACTAGCTTCTTTTGGTGTGCTACACAAAGGTGTTCTGTATTTACTCCCATATATAACCTTACTGCCAAAATACTTACCCCTAAGTTTGCTATAGTATACATGACTATATCCATATTTTGCTGCACATGCCTTTTGGTTTTTTGATTGCATGTTTTCGATCTTCGGTATAAACTTACAACTATTCGGTGAATACTCCATGTTCTTAGCTATGTCTTTATCTAATTCAAGCCCTTTTCTGTACCCATTTTCTAAAGCCCATTTTTGAAACGGTTCAAATTTGTACCATTCTGTAACTATAGTCACACCTTTGCCGCCGTAGTATTTGTAACTTGGGTGCTTTTCATTAAGACACCTCTGTTTCATAGCTTCCCATACGTGGTATAAGTCAGTATTTGACGCCTTATGCGTTCCTCTTTCCCTACTTTTATTATAACATCCACAAGATAGTGTACTACCGTTTTGTACAGCGTCTACCCTAGAGTTAAACTCTTTATCGCAGATTTTACACGCAAATACTGCACGTCTTCTTCCTTTACACATACCTAAATCAGTTACTACTTTAGTACCTTCGTACTCAGCTTTAAGACCTATTAATTTTCTGCCCATTGTATCTCCATTTATTAAAGTACTATTATACTATGTTTTTAACTGTTTTGTCAACATTTTGGTCTTTTCTTTACTAGATGAACTTGACCCAAAAAAGAAATTTACAATAGCTTGTCTTTCAGCAAACAGGTTACCTATAGTAATACCGATAATATTAGAAGCAATAGCTAATAAAGCGACTTCTGTTTTCATATAGTATATAAGAACAAGATTTAACATAACTAAAATAGCGATATAAGGAAGATTTTTTTCTATAATTCTTTTAGCTATAGTATCAGCCATTTCATGTTCAGCCTGGTAAGTATCGTGAGCTTTAAGGTATTTTTCCTGGTCTAGTTTAGCTAAGTTTAGTACTTGTTTCCTAAGACTTTCATTTTCTTTTTGTTCTAGCTCTTTAATTTTAAGCAACGCCTCTGGATTTCTTTTAATTTCTGCTTCCACTGCTTCCGGAGTATTATCTACGCCTAAAGCACTAGAAACTAAAGCACCTATTGCTAGACTTGCTCCACCTGTTGCCGGCGCTAAAAGCGTCCCCAACATTGGAGCTACTTTACCTATTGTGCTACTTATATCTTCCCACTTCATGTTATTTCCTTTTGCGCTTTATAGTAGTTATAATGCCCAAGCACTGTAACACCTAAAAACATTAAGCTCGCCATAATTATATTCGATTTACGCTTTACACATCTAAACAAAAGTTTATCTGCTTGGTATTTCGTTAGTCTTTTATTAGCGTATCTTTTGTCGTGCCTAGCACAACACATAGACCATGTACCTTCAAACCATAAAGTACAATGATCTCTCATTACTAGCTCCAGTCTGATACGTTGTTTTTATGTCTAACAACTATGTCACCAACTGTACCATTACCATCGATTACATCTTCTTCTGTTAACGTGTAGTCATAAGGAGTACGTTCATAAAGTATACATTCATTAACATCAGTAAGTGCTACTATCTCTAATGCCACTTTTTTCCTAGTACCCGAGATATACGATTTATACTGTTTCAAAACTGCAGCATTCGCTAATACTTTTGTTGCTAGTTCACCAACAGTAATTCCAGCAAAAACTGCTTCATCATATAACATTCCTGATGTTAACGCGGTAGTTTGATGTGCTATTGCTTCGGCTTCTAACTCATTCCATGAACTCATCTCAGCTGGAGTATAACCTTCTGTAGCATCATTGAATTGGGTATTTGCAGTAGCCTCTAAATCTTTGTACATCAATGCTTGAACATCTGCTACATCTCTATTAACCGGTGTTCTGGTGATATGTGCTGTATCTTCATTTAATACACTTTCACAAGTGTAATATCTTCTACTCGGAATTAAATCCTCTGTAATAGTAAAGATGCCATTTGCGTTTCGCTCCGCTTCACTAGACTGTAAAAACCAAGATTTACCTACATCTTTATTTGGTAAACTCATTGGTTTAGCTTTCTTAATTATGCTAGTTGGCGTTGTGTTTTTATTTAAGTACATTATACTTTCCTTTCGTTTGCTAGTATCGCTATTTCATCTGTTGATATTGCTTTATCAAATACTCTACATTGACCTAAAGAACCTTTAGTAGCATATAAACTTGAAGAGTCACCCCCAATTGTATCTGGTGCTATTGAACCTGTACCTACTGTTTGTGTGCCAAGTAATGTTCCATCTTGATAAATTTTGAGGTCAGAGCCACTTCTCGTAAGAACCATATGGTATACCGTATCTACAGCTAAAGTAGGGCTAGGAGTAAAACTATATGCTGTTCCACTAATATAAGACTTAACAAGCGTTGAACTATTCAGCTGCATATTAAATTGGTCATCTGTCTTATTACCCCAAAATATCATAAGTTCTATAGTGTCTATTGTCAGGAAAAAAGATATAGAAAAATCCGTTTGAGCAGGTATTGAAGTTACTATTCGTGAAGTTGTACTATTAAATACACCTGCTTGCCCAAATACTCCATCTTCATAAGTAACACTTGTTGGAGTACCGTCATAATCACCTGTTGTATCATTTGCATTTCCATCTAACTTATAAAGAGCTATTCCACTACCATCTTCAAACGGGTCTGGATTATTTATAGTTGAGTTATATTTACACTCTGTAGAATCTGGTTTTTCATAGTCGTATATCCAATCAATTTCTTTTTCAGATAAAAGCCTATTATAAAATCTAGGGTTTGACAGTAATCCATTAAAAAACAATGCCCCATTTCTTGAACCAAATCTTGCAACCTCTGAAGTTAAATTATCAGCAACAGTTCCACCAGTCTGCAAAACATTATCTATATACAGTTTGACTGAACTACTCTCTCTTATACCTACAACATGATACCAAGTATCATACGATATTGCGGTATTTTGGATAATATGGTTAGCACTAACAGAAGCATACTGCCAAACGAGCTTTTCTCCTGCTGTACCATACAGTATACCCAATGCCCTTCCATCACCAAAATCTATAACCATTTGGTTTCCACTTATATCATTAAAGTTTAACCACACAGAAAAAGAAAAATCAGTTGTTGAAGCAACTCCATGCTGTATATAACTTGATGTGCCATTAAAAGCCGCAACAACTCCTAAATCGCTATCTGTAGGATAAGTCATATTCGCATCTGTACCATCTTCTTGATTAATAGCATTATCAAGTGAGTTGCCATCAAGAGGATAGTAAGCTATTAAACCATGGTCTAAAGCATTGTTGTGTTGGTATTTTTCAAGGTCGTAGATGTCTGTTATTTCTTGGTCTGTAATTGCCCTGCTGTAAAAATGGTAACATGATGAAAGATGTCTTGCACTAGTGTTTATAGTATTTTGGTATCTTCCAAGATAACTATCTACTGAAGTGTCTCCAAATGTTCCACTGACTGTCGTTGGTGTTCCATTGACCTTGTCTAGCGTAACCATAACAGATGTCCCTGTTTTTCTAGCTACGCAATGATACCAAATACCAACAGTAACAGCAGTATCGGAATAAGCATAGAGTTGTGTTGTAGCTGTATTTTCTATTACTATTCCTACTTTATTAGTTGTCTGATTAACAAAAAAACCAATTCCTTCATTGTTTGAATCTCTTTGACAGTATATTGCACTAGTTAAACCTATTGCACTTGGGTTAATCCAAGCAGATATTGTAAAATCTCCATCAAGGTCAAGAATTTCGCCTGAAATAGTTATCCACTCACTATCTGCGTTTAGTCTAAGCCCAATACCTCTATCGTCATCATACTCATAAGTTACTGAACCAGTTTCTGTACCATCATAAGTACCTGTTTCATCTTCTGCTGTACCTTGAAGCAAGTATGAAGCTATGAGTGAATCTTGTGGAATTGTTTGACAACCGCTTGCACTTGCAGGGATAACCTTCCCTTTAATTACACTATCCATTAAGCAACCTCCTTTACGCTATCTACATAAGCCCATCTATAACCGCCTGCGGTTTTTCTGACTCCTCTACATACATGTTTAACGCCTTGGGCATTAGCCCATTTTGAAGCAATAGAAGCACTTTCAAAAAGCATACCATTATCTAAATTAACAACTGGTTTATTGCATGGGTGGTTACTTTTTATATACCTTTCTATAGCGGCCTCACTAAGTTTTTTCTTTGTTTTTTCTGATACTCGTTTTCCTATAGTTGACTCTGATATTTTTTGTTTGTGGTTTTCGGAAAAAACTCTACCTTTACCACCTTTACTAATATTTATTTTATGTTGTTCTGATAGTTTTCTTCCTATTAAAGCTTTTCTCATTTTTGCAATCGACTCTTTAGATTTTATTTTACCTTTTTGTGAATTCTTTAATATTTCTATGTGTTCAGCACTTGGTCGGTACCCGCAACCAGTTGTGTCAAAGCCAGTACTTGTTTGTTTGGCTTTATTAAAGTACTTGCCATTCTTTGCGACATCATGAAGATTGTGTAGTCTTATTTCTTCCGTAATTGCCTCTTTTCTAGTTTTCCATACAGATAAGATTTTCTTTCTTGTCTTAGGATTATTATTTTTTACGAATTTTTTGAGATGCTTCGATGAACCGATATAGTTGGTATCTGTATCAATACTTTTACAACTTCTGCATCCAATATACCATTGTGTTTTATTTACAGTATTTAAAACTTGTATCAAATAAACATAATGAGTATTCTTTTTGGTGTTATTCATTATGTAAGTCCTTGAGAGCATGTAATAAATACATTTGTACCGTCGCACTCATATGCCAGTATATACTCCCCTGTTGCAGATATAGTATCAAGGAATGTACTGCTTGCTAGCACTAAGGCATTTTTAGTAATGGCGTAATCAGAGGTGTTTTCAAACCTTATACTTCCACCTTGCCCATCTGCAAGACCTGTAAAAGTCATTGTTCCTGCACCTGTTGGAGTACATTTAAAGTTATTTGTAGCACCTAAATTAAAAGATAGATCATTATCTGTTGTAACTGTTCCTCTTTGAGATACAGAAAATGTTTGAATAACATCAGTTTTTGCTGTATCAACATCATAAGCTTGAACATCAGTTCCTATGGTTACACCTAAATTATCTCTTGAGGTAGAAATATTTGAAACATCACTAAGGTTATTAGCTGCAAGTAATCCTCCTGCTGCTCCTGCTAGTGGTTGTCCGTTTGCTCTAGTGTAAGAAGTACATCTAAAGTCACCTGAAGCATACTCTTCAAACTCTACAATATCTCCTACTGCTGTTGCAACATTTGCACCTGTTGGTAATATCAAATCTGTTGCGTGATGAGTTAAAGTAAGTATACCATCAAAATGCAATCTAATTGAAGTTCCTACATTACCTGTTGTTGCTATTGAAGTTATTGTGGTTGTTCCTGTTACATCAAAAGAATTACCGTCTGTACCAATAGGTAGTTCTGTCGCACTTGCTATATCTATACCTTTTTTAAGTTTGAGTTGTGGCGTTATTAAATCGGCACCTGTTATTACTGTACTCATAAGGCACTCCTTGCATTTCTTCTATTAACTAGTTTGTCTTGAGCCGACTGTGGAAGTTCTGATTCAGTCATTAGACCTTTAGTTACAAGTAAGTTCAATATATCCTCTGCTACTCTAATCATATCTTTATCAGTAGCTTCTAAGGCTTCAAGATTTGTTTGTGCTATCTCAGCGTCTTTATCTGCTTGAATAGCTACTAAGTCAGGAGTACCATTTTGGTTATACTTATTATAGTAATTACCATCTATATCTTTTTCAAAGTTCTCTAGTGGAACAAAACCTTCGTGTGGTTTGTTGGCACTCTGTAGAGTACCATCTATATTTAATTTACCATATCCTAACATTAGTTTTTACCCCCTTTAATATCTACTGTAACACTTGTAGGATTAACTGAACCTGTCGAGTATATTGTTGTCCTAACCGAGAATTTGCTTTTCTTAAATGCTGACCTGTTATATTGAATACCATTAGCACTAGCATTAATATCACCGTGAGTAACAGTTGGAGTATAAGCTATACTATCCATATCATCCTCAAAGAATATCTCAAAATATCCTGCAGCTGTTTTTATAACATCACTCACATTAAAACTACTATGTACAGTAACAGGGGTAGTAGTAGCGTCAAAATTAACAAAAGCAGTACAAGCATTTTCGCCCACAAACTTACCTAATGTCTTAACATCACCAGTAGCAACTACTTCATCAAAGTAAGATATGTTTGGTCTGTACTCAACTAAATCAAATACAAGACCTTGACCATCTACTTTACATTCTCCAAGCACAACAAGTTCTTTAGCTACATCTGAGCCATTGTATACTTTGTTGTCTGTAGTGTTTAGATACACATCTGTATACCCAGAAGGTCTTTCTGTGTAGGCCGGTATAGTAGTCAATTCTGCTGTTGTGCCTACACCATTCTCTCTAACTATATATGCAGTTTCTCCAGCCAATGCTGAACAGTCTACTGTATGTGCTGATGTAGTCTCTAAAGCATTTGTAATACCTACACCTTTAGTATATGTAATATCTTTATCAGTATTTACACCTATTAAATTACCACCTGTAGGTTTATTGTATGTTGGTGAGTATGCTTCTATGATGTATAAATAACCTGAGGCATTTTGACTAATTCCTGTAGCGTTTACTGTAATACCTGTTGCTGTAAAATCGAAGGCCGTAACAGCCCCTTCTGCGGATGAAGAATCTGCTAATAAAGAAACAGCATCACCACGAATATTATCTACAATAGTCCAATTACCAATTCCTCCAACATAAGACTTAATCCTACACCAACTACCAGCTTCAGTCATATCAAGACCTAAATCAACCTCATTACCTACTGCACCTGTACCAGTATAAGCTTTAAACTTATGGTTATCTGTTTCACATTGGTAGTAAGTTATGAACTGTTCACCAGAAGTATTTACACCATTTGAAGTTCCTACTGTGAATTTATCTTCTGTCGGTTCTGTATCGTTCCATAGGGTAGTAGCTGCAGTTGCAATAACAGTTGTATTAAGTAGCATATACTTAGTAGCTGTGTTTACTTTATCATAGGTATTCCAATTCTCTGGTGTTGTGGTTAGCTTTTTCTTAACAAAGAAGAAAGGTTTCTTCTGACAGCTTATAGGTATATCTCTACCAGCTACACCATCACCAACATCCATTACTATACCAAAACCAGTTGTAGGGTTGTAATGCTCTATAACAAATCCACCAACACTATCTACTTCAAGTAAATCTGTAGCTGTATTGTTCTTACTGTTTTGAATTACACCAGCATCAGTTCTATAACCAGCTGTCTTTCTAGTTGTTTGGTCTACCCAAACTACATAATCTTCTGCGTTTGTATTAACAGTTACATCAGAACCAACAGATAGACTAGCAACATTTATAGCTGTTAAGCTATTCGCTAGACTTGCTTCAATTGCTGTTGTATTAGTTTCAATATTTTTAAGCTCTCTTCTAATACTATCAAATACTTTATGGTCATCAGTAGCATCTCTATTTTTAAAGTGAAATCTTCCGCCTAACTGTTCTTCAGCTAGAACCCAGTTAGTAGTATCAATTACAGGAGAAGATGTTGTATTTACACCAGTTATATTCTCATATACTCTAGCATCACCTGTTGCACTATTATCAATAGCAAATGAAGCTTTAGTTGTGCCTGTACCATTCCAATCATCATAGTCATCTGCTGCTGAGTAAGCCCAGTCTGCAGCTATTGTAGCAAGACCTGTTTGTCCATTATGGTTTGCTATATCCATAGGAGTTGTAACATCTTGACTTGTACCATTACCTGTATAAAGAACCGGCTTAGAACCTACTTCACTTACAGTATCTAGTGCTAGTACACCATCATGAATTGGTCCGTTTCTTAAGACACCGGCCTCTATACTACCAGCATTGTCAACTAGGTTATCTACTTCTGTTTGACTGTATAAAGCATCAGGAATAGTGATATCTCTATCCGCAGAACCGTCTGTTGTTTTTAACGATGCTCCATAGCCATTACCGTCTACTAGTGTTAATTTTCCTGCCATTATCTATCCTTGTGGTTTAGTATTAAAGTTTATACTACTTCTTGTATAACAAAAGCACCATTTGTCATTTTTACTGAATACGTTTTACCGTCTGTTGTGTCATCCATAATTATTTCGTTTGTAATTATTTGTACGTTACTTACACTTCCTCCGCCTATTATCCCTAGTTCTCCATCAACTGTTAATGTACCCTCAACTGTAAGATTACTTACCACTGCTTGTCTTCCTGCTGGAATACTGACAGATTCACCCGTCGGTATTAAACTAGGGGTAGTAACTACTCCATAGTCATTAGTAGGCTCTGCTACAAACTTATCAATTTTTTTCTTCTGTGCATCTGCATATGAGTAACTTACAGCATCCATATTATTCTCCTGATCCTACATAAATCACTGAAATTAGATCTTCATTACCATCATATGATAATGTCGTTGTTCCTTCAAGTGCTGTTGTTATATAATGCTGTATAGTTATTAGTACATCATTACCGTCATACGCAAATACTTCGTAATCAGTATCCGTATCGGCATTATACCTTATTTTCGTTAAAAATCCAGTTGTATATATCATATTAGCAATATTGTATCCTGCTAAAATTTTATCTGCTCTATCTATGTAGTTAATAGCTTCAAGTGTATCTAGACGAGTATCTACTTCATCTACTGCCCCTTGAACATCAGTAGCTGTCATACCACTAGTAGTATTAGTATAAGGTACTTCACTAGCGTTCTGATCTGCTGTAGCATTATCCTCAATCCCACTTAGTTTAGTGTTATGTTCATTAATAGCTGTTGAATACGTAGTAGCTGTAGTATCTAGCGCAACAGCGGGTGTTATATCTTTTACATTCAACATACCATCTTCATGCCAATCGTAAACTATAGCGCTCACAACCTTAATAGTAGATTCTATAGGCGAAGTTACTATGTTGTTTCTAGTTCTAGTGATTTTAATCCAGTATTTAGAGCCTACTGCATTTACAGTATCTTGCGCCCAACCTACTAAATCATCAGTTCTCCATGACATATTACCATTAGCTGTACAACCACTTGTACTATCATTTGCACCAAAACTAGTAAAACCACCAACTCCATCTGAAAATCCGAATTCCGGTGTTACGTCTTGACTTGCAAAAGTACTAAACAGTAAATTTATTATATTGAATGTAGTTGAATGTCCTATGTAGAGTACATCGTTATCGTCATCGAATAGTGTTACATTAGTACCACCAGTTCCTACCGCAGTTGTTATATCAGTAAATGAGGTTAATGAATCATCATAACTAAAAGCAATTTCTGTGGTTTCTTCTATACCTGACTCGTGATGAACAGGGTGTACACTTGCACCTGCGTGTAAAGCGTGAACTTCTGTACTTCCGTTACCGGCCCTATTAACTCTATAGCCTTCTATATGCCCACCATTAGCTGCAGTAGTATCGATATTTACCTCGATACCCATACCAACATCTCCAACATCTAAACCTGTAGCGATGTAGTTAACATTTATACCCATAGTATCAGATTGGTTATTAGCGTCTACCTCTAAGTGAATAGCTCTAGTACCAGGGATAGCGGGACTATGATTCCACCTAGTCGCTCCTTCTGTTATAGCTCTAGCGTTTGTTGCACCATCTATTAAAATATTGTCTGTTCCTAGTAAAATAACATCCATAGCTGTAATACCTGTTAACTTACCTGTATCATCAAGTATTACATTTGAATCTTGTACAATTTTACCAGAAGTACCATCAAATTTAGATAATGCATTAGCTGTAGATGTGCCTACATTAGTTACAATATCTGCACCATCCGGAATAGCGGCTAGTTCTGTTTTTTCAGTATCTGTAAATGCGTTCGTATCGGCATTACTTTCGTAAGTAGTTTTGATACTAGCGGCTGTATTAGCATTTAAATAAGTGTCTTCATCCATTATAACTTCATAAGTAGATGTAGAACCTAACCCATCAGTAACAACAGTTACAATATAATGAGCCCATTTACCATCACCGTCATCAGTAATAAATATTTTATCGTCTATAATCAGGTCAGTTAAGGCATCTTTCTCAGTGTGGTCGGCTACTGAATAGTTAGTACCTAGTGCTAAGGTAGCAACTAGTATTGCCGCATCTCTTTCTGTCTCTACAGTTGTAAGACTTTTACCGCCTAGTGCTTCAGAGTTATCTACTGTACCACTACTATTTGTATCATATACAGTTCTATACATTAAACCTACGAATCCGCCGTCATCATCAGCATAGCCGTTAGACACATTAAAATGCCCTAAGTTTATCGTTTCCGCTGCATCACCGTAAAGCGTGTAGGTGTCTACTTCGCCAGGCGTAGTAAAATCACCTTCTAAGTCAGTTGTACTTGTACCTTTAATGTGATGTACAGATATACCTTGTACGCCTTGGTCACCAGTATCGCCTGTTGCTCCAGTCCCACCTCTTAGACTAGGTGTTGTATAGTTGGTGCCATCACTAAAATCGAATGTGAATGTATAATCACCATTATCAATAACTTGTTCAACTGTTAAATCTGCACCAGTATCACCTGTAGAACCAGTGGTACCTGTCGCTCCTGTCTCACCAACTTTACCTTCTACACCTTGTGAACCTTGAGTACCTTGGGCTCCGGTAGTTCCTCGTATACCTTGTATACCTTGTGAACCTTGAGTACCTGTTGCTCCATCAGATCCTGCATCTCCGGTGTCACCTTTATCACCTGGCGGTATTGTGAGTACTTTAGTCTCGTCATCCCAATCTACTGGACTACCAGAAACTGCGGTAATTCCAGAAAAATCTTGTGCCGCTTCTAGTTCGGCTATTAGACCGTCAATATCTTCGTTTGCGACAGTTTCTATATCTGTTAAATAACCACTTACTTCTTTAATTACATCATATTTACTATCAATCTCTCTAGTAATTCCTGTACCGGTAAAGTTATTTAAGGCTGTACTACGTCTAGGCATTAGGCAAATCCTTTCATATTTCTATCAATCATACTTAAATCATCAGAGGTAAACATACCCATCTGCTCGATTCTTTTACAACTAAGTTCAAATCTTTGATAATGTGTGCTATTCTCTGCCTGTACATTACCATCATCAGAACCATGTGCTCTATACCCAATATAGTGTAGTAACGCTTCTACCATTTGAGGTGGGAGGGGTAATGCTTCAGCTACATCGCTTTCCGTAAAATACGAAGGAGCGGCTACATAGATAATACTTATATACGAACCAGTCACAGTTACAGGTATCTGTACTTGATTCCAATTAATAGTATTAATACTTACAGGATTATCTTCTTCGTTTATAGGGATAGGGAGTACCACTACACTACTACCTTCAGGTACTTCATCATACGCAGCTACTATCCACATAAAGTCAGTAGGCATTGTGTATACTTCTACACCATCCAACAACTCTATTAAGTGTTCTTGCACATCTAGTGGAAATCGTTTATATAATTCGATAAGGCCTAAGTTGACATAACCTATTATAGCAGGTATATTGTCTTTTACTTGTAAAGTCCTTAGTTCACCTTCAACAGCTAAATTTACCAATTGTTGTATAGTCATACCATTCTCCTGACCCTAGCGTCATTCTTTGGCTATATTATACAGTAATCTTTCTAAATTAGACCTTAGTTAGTATAGTAGTTTCTTAATCTGTATTTCACTACTCCGACTTAGTCAGCTCTTCTAATAACCTTAATATACATGTAGTTTTTCCCATTTTATAATTCTAATTGTGCTACTACTTTTGCATAAAGTATTTCAGTACTAGCTTCTTCAAATGTTTTACCAGTAGCTATTAATATATCAGTTTCAGTATATAGTGCTTTAACTGCATCATAACCTTTTACTCCCACTATGCCTCTTTGTGCGGGAGTGTTATTATCATATAGAGTAAGGTAGCTAATTTCTATGTAACCCTCTTCTATATTATTATCTATACGAGTGATCTGTACTTTATCTATTGTTTTTGTTTCTACTAATGGGTTGTTTAAAACTGTCGACATCTTATAATCCTTTTAATGCGTTTATTTCTAATTGTTGATTATCCACTATTGTGGTTAACTCTTTAATTGCTTGTACTAGAGGTGCTATTAACATCCCATAACCTGCTTCTAGCTTATCTGGATTACTATCCATAACTAAATGAGGTATACCTATATTTTTATCTACTTGTGCTTGTTGTAACTCTTGGGCAATAAAGCCAATATCGTTATCTCCAACTTTAGCACCATCTCGCGTATTCCAGTCAAATCTAACTGGATTAAGTGTATTAATAAAGTCAAGTCCAGCATCTAATGGTTGAACATTGGCTTTATCTCTTTCATCTGACAATGAAGTAATTGTTGTAACTTGACATCTTAGAGTAGCTATTGATGAATTACCTAGAGTGATCTCATTTGACACTGTTGCTGAACTTCCATCTGCTAAATAACCTAAACACATATTATTAGCACCTGTGGTTAATGTAATACCTGCATCTTTACCTACATGCACACTGTTTCCACCTGTACTTAACTTACCTGCATTGTATCCTAAGAATACATTGAATGAGCCAGTAGCATTTGTATATCCAGCTAATTGGCCTATGTTGACATTATTGGCTCCTGTGGTAAGAGCATAACCAGCTTGTGGTAATATAGCTAAATTATAACCACCACTTACACCAGCAGCACCACCAAACATTGCCCATTTTCCAAGAGCAATATTATTAAGACCATTACCATAGTAATAAGCTTGATCACCTATAGCTATAGAAGCGTTAGGGCCTGTGTTGTTTACTGCTATATCCTCACCGATAAATACATTGTTATCACCAGTTGTATTAGCTGTACCTAAGTTTACACCAATACAAACATTTTTAATTGCGCCAGTAGTAGCTGCTGCCATAATTGAGTAACCAATACCTATATTTGAATTATATGTTTCATCATCATTGGCAAAAGCGGTATCATTATGAGAGATTGCAATAGTGCTGTCTTTGAACTCGCCAATACCTCCTCCACCACCAGCAGCATCATCCCATGATATATCTGTGCCATCACTTGTTAATACTTGACCAACTGTACCAGCTGGAAGTCTAACAGTAACATTAGAAGCATTCTTAAATATTAAATCACCTCTAGTTGTCATTGGATCAGAAAGTCCACCACCTGATGTTTCCCAAGTGTACGTACCAGCAGAAGCACCAGCTGTTAACACTTTACCGTCATTAGTTGTACTATTTGCAGGGACATGAAGATTACCGTCACCAGTTGGGTGCGAGTAGTTATTTGCACTTGCCTCTATACCATCAAGCTTGGTTTCATCAGCTGTTAAGAAACTGGCAGTTGTTGCATCCAGTACTGCGCTATGTGCTTGAACGGTTGAACCAATATCTCCATCTACTACAACATCAGCGTGAGAGGTTTCATTAGCTGAAGTTACATCTGCTCCTGTCGCTATACCGCCTAGTTTAGTTAATTCAGTCGTAGTTAAATGCTGATAATCGTCTATTCCACCACCTTCTATACCGGCAAGACCATTATGCGTAGTTGCAGCACTAGGGCTAAAAGTTTGAGAGAAAGCACTTAACGTATTATCGAAGTTTGTAGCATTTTCTTGATATACAACAAATCCTACTAAAGCACCTAACCCTCCAACATCGATTGGAACTGTTGCTGGGGGAGAAGCGTTTTCTGCGTCAGCTAGACTCGCATATTCATCCTGTCCATAAACAGCAACTAGATGTGATGGTGTATTATTTACAATATAAAACCATGTTACACCAAACTTAGAGTTTGCGATTGTAGCTAGGGTTCCTGAACCATCATCATATAAAGTATTAGTTACTCGTTTTTCTTCAATAATTTCTGTCCATCCACCTGCACCATCTCTATATGCCAATGAAAATATATTCTCATTAGCTGTTCCAGCAATAGACGTATCAAAATGAGGATGTTCTGTCTTAGAAATCATAAAGTAAAATGCACCAGCAGTAATATCTATATTTCTAGTATCAACTTCAGAGATAACACTTCCCCCAGCTTTATGTATGAATCTGCTAAAGTCCATAAATAGTCTTCTTTGTTTAGTGTTACCATCCACATTTTGTTGAGAAGCGTCTATAAAATCAATATGATTACCATCTCTTACCGCAAGATAGGCAATACACTTATCTTGACAGTTAAATGAGGTCTCAGATGAGCTTGCAACAAATATAGGAGAGCCACCATTGTAATCTAAATAGATGTAATTGGTAGCACCGTCTACTAGTTCTAGATTAGCTTGTGCGTCAATTTCTATAGCATATAAAGTGCTATGACTATCTGCTGAAGATCTAAGCATTGCCGAACCACTTGTAAAAGATACTGTTCCATCTCCATTATCGGACATAGTACAGTCATCCATTACTCCAGCAGAATACATATGATTAAATACTTCTGCTAAAGTACTAATGTGTGTTGGAGAACCTATCTTCTCTACAAAGTCGACTGTATTAAAATCGACAGTAGAAGGAAGTCCGTCTAGTTTAGTTTCATCAGCGGTTAGGAATGAAGCTGTTGTGTTATCTAAAATAGTATCATGAGCTTGGACATCAGTGCCTATAGCTAGTCCAAGTGTAGTCCTTTGGGCAGAGGCATCAGCATCATCTAATAGCGCTCTACCTGCAGTAGTAAGGGGAGTTACCGCATAAGTATCAGAAGCAGTTGTATATATCATTCTATCAGCTAAAGTAGTTAACCCTGCTATTGAAGTAAGTCCAGCGTCATATCCTTGAACATCCACACCTACATCACCATCAACAAGAACATCAGTATGACTTGTTTCGTTAGCGGCTGTGTTATCTGCATTTGTTGGTGCATGACTTGCTTGACTATGCGTATAGGCATCGTCATAGTTTGTTTTTAGTGCTGATGTTAAGTTGATCTCAGTTAGTCCACCATTTTCTACTGAGTACGTTGTATCCGTAAAAACTGCACTCTCTGGCACTGCTGTTCCGATTTGATAACCTAGGGAAGTCCAAGTAGTTGCGCCATCGCCTACTTTCTCTTTTAGTGTATCGCTCTCTATGCCTTTTTCTCCACTTAGTAGTATTGGATTTGCTGAAGTCCATGCCGCTGCTGTTCCACTCCTAAGTCTTATGTATGCGTCTGTTTGTGCCATTATGGTGTTCCTCCGTATATTGAATTGCTAAAACTGCTTGATGGTAATCCACCGTAATATATGTCTGTGAAACTGCTAGAAGCAATGCCACCAAAGATAGTATCAGCGACTTTTGGGAATTTATTTGTTATTGTGATTATTAGATTTGATAGTATTTCGGAAATGATAAGATTTTTTTCACTCTTTAAGCTAAATTCAAGACTCATTGCCTTTATATCCCGTCTTTTTTAACTTGGATTATTCTTTGAAGTTCTCTTCTGTATACGATTTCTCCGCTTTCAGTTTTTGTAAGTTCGTATATTTCCAAATAAGTTCCTATCTCCAATAAATCTGTCTCTTCGGCAAGAAAAAAGACATCAAAGCCATCTGTTTCGTCAAGAGTAAAAGTTTTATTAACTATCGGTGTGTCACCAATGCTTTTAACTATTATCCCTTGACAAGAATATAGACTATAGTCGGTTTCGCCATTAACTTTAATGTTGTAAACATTTGTTGAATCACCTTTATAAATGACTGTTGCCATCTTCTATCCTTTTTTCGTGTACCTGCAAAATATCCACGGTACTACTATTATCTTAACTTTTATCTACATCATTATAGCGGATAAAACCTTTGTATAACCTTAGAAAACAGTACTTCCTGAAATACTCTCATCATCATCGTCATAAGGGTCTGGGTAGTATGCGTCTGTAGGACTTGTAGTATCGCTACTACTATAGCCTTCACTAGGATAAACTACATGCATACTTACAGCTCCCATAGTAATCAAATCTGGACCATCATCTGCTCTAGTAAACTGCTCGTGTGTAGCACCACGTATCTGTGCTAAAAACTCATCCATCTCAGGAGTGCCTTTTAAGTGCTCAGGTAACCATAACTTCTTAGGTAGTATCACATTATTAACCGCAATTCTAAACCTTTCGTGCTTTTTAACACCAGTACTTTTGCTTAATATGCCTTTTCTCTCCAGGTTTGTTGCACCTTTTTGTTTAGCAAACGTAAAATACTCACCTCTTTGCATCATTATACTTTCTAGTGAATGTATATGTGCTGATTGATTTCCATCAACTTCAACCCCTATCTCAACATATTTGCCTCTACGTTTCCATTTGGTCGCTTCATCTAAAGTATCTTCGTATTGTGCAGACATACCTAGTTTTCTAAGGGAGAGACTTAGCATAAACCAATCTTCGTTATTACTTACTGCCCAAGTCGCTCTACCACTAAAGTCGCTACCTTCACCACTAGTAGTAGTATAATCGGTAGTAATATATACATTATACTTATCGATATTCTTTACTATAGGAGTCATATTACAAAACTGTATACATTTCTCCGGTACTAATCTATCACTACCACTAGTAAGTCTAAGCATTCTTTCTTGTAGAAATGACCCTAATTTAGTCGCCTTTTTTGCTTTCTTACATAGCTTAGCTATAGAATCGTTAGGATGCATTGCAGACCAACTGCTCTCTATATCCTTTGCCTCTACATCAGTTTCTGCATCAAAATCTCTTGCAATCGGTATTACAACAGGAGTGAATGAACCATTTAGTAATGCTTTAGTATTAACATCTCCATAGTGAAAAGGAGTAAAACATAATACAACTCTACCTTTACCTCCACCTTTTAGCGCATTGGTAGCATCTGAACTAATAATTTCATCTAGGTTATCGCTCATAATTTTCGAATATGCAGCAGCAGTGTTCAAAATAGCATCATCAAATAAGATTGCATCAGGTCGTCTTTCACCGTACCTAGATCCACGAATACCAGTCGCTATACCTTGATACCTAATTAAAAATGACCTATCCTTTTTTGGACCAGAACCTCTTCTTACGAACTCGCTCTCAGTTTCGGTAAATCTCATATCTTCAAAGTATTCCTTCAAAAATTCACTATCTTCACACATTGCTTTAACAGCTAACGCATTAACTCTCGCACCACCTCTACTAGAAGCTGCAAGCACTACATAAAAGAACACTTCGCCTATATCATTAGGTAATTTACCTTTCATAGCACTGTACACACCAAAGAATGACAATACTACTGTAGATTTAGCCATACCACGACTTGCCATAAATCCTATATTAAGGATATCTATAGTAATTGTTTTACACACTTCTTCACTATATGGAAATGCCATAGGATCAGTTATATTACCTAATAGTAAGTCTACCATAAAGTAATGAGCAACAGGTGTGCTAAACTCAAAGTCTTTACCTTGAACTAATCTCATCCACGCAAAGAATTCTAAAGCATTTTCACTTATAGAGTACCTAGGAAATGTCGGATCGTAAGTATCTAATGCTTTATCTAAATCGAATGTAGCTTTGGCTGCTAATACCTCATACTCTTCTTCGGCTTTACTTACTTGTTCTTCTGTGACTATGTCATTAATAATATCTTCACTGTATAGTGCTTGCTCTTTTTTATTAAATGAAAATACTTGTTCTTCTTCCATTAGACCCATCCATTAGTTTTTAACACCAATTCTACTACTAAGTACCAAGAGTACGGTGGTATGAATATCGCAAAAAGTGCAGACCAAAAGCCATTACTGATTACTATGCCAGCTATCCATACTAGCATCATTAGAAGTGCTATAATATTACGCATCAATAAACTCGTCTACTATGTAAAACTCGCCGTTAACTTTTATGTCGCGGTTATCATTATCTTTATACACCCAATTAAGTACATCACTTAACCATTCTTTTTCTGTCTCTAATAAATGGTTATCAGTAGTTACTTCTAAACTACCAGGTTTGCTGTAGTTTTTACTTATGTCCATCATCCACCTAATATCTATATCCATCTTGTTTACATATTTTAACTTAAGCTCTATCATTATTCTATCTCCGCTTCAATTACTGTTTCTTGTATACCTAGTTTTTGTGCTTCCTCTAATGGAACACCAGCATCTAGTAGTTGTCTCTGTAAGGCTATCGATGTAGCTAGTTTCTCACTAATAACCGCACTTAAGTCCTTAGACTCCTGGTTAGGTCCAACTTCTAATTCTATTTGCATATTTTCTGGGGGTTTAACGTGTGTTAGTAGTTTATCTGCTGCGTTAATTCTATCTTTACTATATGCCGCTGACTGCATCTCATCTGCTAGTACTTCTACTGCTCTATAACGCTCACCTTGAAACATTAAGTATAGTGGCATCTGCGATACGGTAAGTAACTCTTTAACTAATTTGCTTTGTCTATACCTACTAGACGCACTAGTTAATGCGTTGTAGTCTTTACTACCTGCTTTAGCACCTACTCTAGATTTTACGAAATCGTCTTCGCCTCTAGCTCTTTTATACGCCTCTACAATATTGTCATCTTCTGCTATTAAGTATGCACAGAACTTTACAGCCGTTACATATTCTTTTATACTATATGTACCTTTTAGCATAACATCTCTATACGAGACAAGTGTGTCTAAAAACTCATCACCGTTAAAATCTTCATCGCTATTAGCGCTATCCACGTAAAACGCTAAGTCCTTTGTAATTGTAGCCTTACGTTGAGGGAACATTTCCCGTAACGTCTCTACATCTACCTCAGTCTTAGGTTTTCTTACTAAACTTTTAAAAGCCATTACTGTCCACCTGTTAGTTATTTACAGTTATGGTACAATTATTTAGCTTAAATCTTCCTTAAATTGCACAAATGATGTAATCCCGTTATCAGAAAAATACTTTGCTGTTTCTTCGTCGCTAGTAATTAGTATATCTACTAAACTATCTACAGCATGTACATACTTTTCGTCAAGATACCTATACTCACTTAAATCTATATCATCGCTTTGTACTACTAAATCTAAGTTATCAATTCCTATTTTCATTTTCAATCCTCTATATAAGATTGTAACATAGAATTTCTTATAATGAGCTTATCTTTTTATTGCGTACCATCCTTTATACTTATAAAATCCTTTTGATTTAAGAATAGCTATATTACCATTGTCTACTATGTTCTCGTATATTTTAACTCCGCCGTTCAAGTATGACTGTAACAGAGCGTTTGTCGGTAATCCAAGCTCTTTTGTTGCAGTTCTAAATGTTCCATCAAACTCATGCACGACTTCAGAAGAAGCGTTGTACACAGTTACAAAACCAGCTCTTGGGTTCTTGGCTCCATTCTTGTCTATCTTTTTAAAGGTATCGCTTCGAAGTTTTTTAAGCTCAATTGCACGCTCTTTTCCGTAAATTTCCTCATAGGTTTTGCCGTTTACCCATAAACTAGACTCGGATCTCTTTTTCCATATAGCGCAAGATTCTTCTTTCGTAAATCTATTTAGACCGCTTCCTGATTTCCCGCCGGTTTTAAGGTTATAACTGTTTACATTATTTACGTACGCTCTATCGACTAACATCTCTTCAATCCAATACATTATAGCTTCTGACTTTGCCATAAAGATTACCTCTTTACTGAAGGATGCTGTTCCGTACTTTTTTATCGCTCGAAGCAAATGTTTTCCTGAGCCGATATATTTGTCATTAGCATCAGTTGTCGCGTGCGCACCTATATAGTGTTTGTTGTTTACGTTATTTGTAGTTTTGTATATCGTGTAATGCACTTCTTGACCTTTTATTGAAGTGAGGCTACCTAAAGGGTCAAGTCCTTAGAGGGGTAATTAATCCCATCAACTCATTATAGTATTATACCATAATACTCATTTACTATACTTATCTGCACAACAACTTGCTGCCCACGCATCAGGTTTCATTACTGGAGGAATTCCAACCATTCCGTATATATATCCTTTTCCTGCTCCAGCAGCTACACTTGACCCCATACAGGGATCCTCAGCTATGTCAAGGTGAATTTCAAACTCTCTATCAATTAACACGTCTTCTAGCTTAGTGTATAGTTCAGTAACTAGTTGTACCTCTTTCATCATACGATTAAATGGTCGACCAAGTTTGGCATCTGCAATCTTATCGTAAGTAATATCATGAAATACGCGAGCTCCATTACACCCATTATAATGTATAATAACAACCGTCGCAAATTTTATTTTATCTTTCTTTGCTCTTTGAGAATCTACGCCTAAATACACTTTACTATCCTCATGAGCAGCGATAAATGTTTTAATGTAGTCTATGTCAAATGTATTCATGTGTAGTTCCTCTATTATTTTTGTTTATTTTTGGAGCCCTTGGAAGTAATCGAAACTTCAATTACCAGCTTCGAAGGCCGGAATCTTATCCTCAAGCAAGGGCATTGGCACCATCGGAGGGATTCGAACCCCCAACTTTCGCGTTAGAAGCACGAATTTCATCCAGTTGAATTACGACGGCATATTGGAACTCTGTATCGGGCTTGAACCGATAAATCTCTGGGTTTGCAGTCCAGTGCTTTACATTTAGCTAACAGAGTATGGGGTGACGGGTGAGGCTCGAACTCACAACAAGATGGATCACAACCACCTGCCTCTAACCAATTGGGCTACCGACACACACCTTTTTAATTTTCTTTCTATTATAGGATTTCTTTGATTGTGTAATCTTCCTATTATCTTTATCTCTCATAATTTCCTTCTTTGGCCAACACGATAGGGATCGAACCTACAACCTACGGGTTTGGAATCCGTTGCACGACCGTTTGTGCTTCGTGAAGATTTGGTACTCCCTATCGGATTTGAACCGATACGTAAACGAGTTTTAAGCCCGTCACCTCTGCCAGTTGGGTCAAGGGAGCATATTTACATAGTAGAACATCTCAGTTCCAAGGCCGAAAGGGGCATACTATATAGTGACTGTTATTTAAACAGAGAAATCATATCATTCTCTGCACTTAGGTTCCCGCTTATCTTTCGACCTAGAAGGCGCTGATTACCTTATCTTACTAGTACCAATATATTTTCTCGCTAAAATATATAAAATCTGTAAACATTCGTTAAGATACAAAATGCTTATTAAATTCTATGGTGCCCAATCTAGGTATTGATCCTAGCTCTTCGGTACTTCACACCGACGCTTTCACCTGATTAGCTTATTGGGCATGGTAGCCAAGGAGGGACTTGAACCCTCAAAACCTAGATTCTAAATCTAGTATGTATGCCAATTCCATCACTCAGCTTTGTTTTGGTACCCAGTAGAGGGTTCGAGCCTCTGTCTTCAGTATGTAACACTGGTGTTCTACCATTGAACTAACCGGGCTGGTACGGGTCGAGGGGGTCGAACCCTCAATCTCAGCGTCCCAAACGCCGCGTGTTTCCATCAACACTTCACCCATATATGGTCGGATATTCTGGAATCGAGCCAGACTATTAGTTCTTATGAGGAACTACTGTCACCTTGACATATCCGTTTGGTGGGCTCATTAGGAATCGAACCTAAATCTGTTCCGTTATGAGCGGAAGGCTTTAACCTATTAAGCTACAAGCCCGTTATTGGTGGAATACCGGGGTTACGATCCCCGTACCTCTTAGTTGCAAACCAAGTGCTCTCCCGATTGAGCTAGTACCCCATGAGTTGATATTTAAAGTTCTCTCGAACTATATTGTTATGAAAAGTAGTTTTGTGAAGTGGGTTTCCAGAAAGCTACTTTTCAGTAACTCTCCGGGAAAGAGAGCTACCTAGTGGCAGGTTCCTGTATCTTGTTTCCAAGAATACTACGGAAGCCACAGCTATCTACATTATTATATCTATGCGTTAACATTGATAACGATGATGTAGACCAGTTAGTTGATAACATGCTGTGTTTCCTTTTATGTAGTTGTAATGACAGTATAACGTCATTTATATTAAATAGAACTTAAACTACCTACTAAGTAGGCTTTTCGGGTTCTACCCAATAGTCGTCCATAGTTCTTATCTGTTCTACTAGCTTAATACGCTGTATATTGTACCTAGCCAGCTCACTAGTAAGATACATCCAATCTGCACCATCATTCCGCCCATCTAGTAGCTTTAATTGCTTCTCTAGTACGGCTTGTTCAGGTTCAGGCCTCGTTATTTTCAGGAACATCGTCTTTCCTTTTATACCTATACCTAGGTTTTAGCCAACCATTACGCATAAAATTATTCTCGTTATGCTTACTAACTAGTTGATAGTCTCCTATTGTAGCCATCCACCCATAACTCAAAACTTTATCCACTTTAGAGCATATCTTTTTTGTGCACAACTTTAGTACTTTAGCGCACTCATTCTGGGTCTGAAATTCTGCTACAGCTTTCCCAGAATGTTTATCTATAGCTATCACAGGTTTACCGGATACTTTTTTCTGCACATCACCATTACGTTTCATATTCTCTATGAAAGTTACTAGTTCTATGTTACTGAAGTTGTATCCTTGCATAGGATCTAGTCTGTCTACCGATGGAACTAGTCGTTTATCGTAGTCACTAGCTTTATACTGCTCATATAGTTTATTGTACTTACCTTGTGTTGTTACCCATAACTTAAACTCTTGACGGGTGTACTCTGGTCTAGGGTGACCCCTAGTTTTGGAGTGTTCTATTTGATTAGAATACATACGGTACGGTAATGCGCTATAACTACGCTGCTTATGTAGTGTACACTCTTTGCAATCGTGGTTTAAGCCGTCTTTTTTGGCTTTGTTTGTGTGAAACTCTATTGTACTTTTAGTTCTACTACATGTGTAGCACTTTTTGGTGGTAGCTCTATTATACTGCTTACCCACGATTTCATCAAACGCTACTAATGCCTCTTCCTTAGTTATAGCAAACATTTCTGTGTACCCAGAAAAACTATGCGTAGGGTAATGACGTCTATTCTTAAAGTTGTGGTGAAATTCTGTTTCTCGTTTAAATACATCAGTTACCTCTACGTCTCTAAGGACTTTAGCATAAGGACAACATCCTCCACTGGCATTAAAGTAGCTTTCTATTATACAGGATAGTCTTTCTCCACAACTACTACCACTAGCCTTTCCGCACTTTATGTAGTATCCACTATCATCTCTAAACTCAATTAGGTACAGCCGTTGTTGTGCTCCTGGTGCATGGTTAGTACCTTTCCTGCTTAGCTTATAAGGTTTTTTTATTTTACTCTTATCTGTTTTTAGAAATGCCATTTATATCCTATTTCTCATGGTGACTATGTCACAATTAAAGTTATTACACAACGGGCTATCGTAGTGAGCACACGGTTCTTTGTCTATCGGACATTTAGGTAAACTAGTAGGTTTATCTACAGGTAATTCATTGTTTACTCTAAGTTTATGTATTAACCAGATTATCGGATTAGTTTCGTGTATCATAATCAACTCTCTTATAAAGTATGTTACCTTTAGTGTCTACTACGGTTGGGTTATGTTTGTGATTTGCAGATAACGCGTGTATTACATGTCGCAAAGACTTATCGTCTATAGTTGCTGACACTACTGCTTTTACAGGTCTATAACCATTTTTGTCACGTAAACCTTTAAACATCTCGTTTTTTATTATCTGCTCTGTACCGTCTAAGTAAGTAAATACTATCCTATTAGTTGTCATTCTACTCCTTATGTAATTATACATTTAGGGCAAGTGCAGTATACACTACTTGCTTGTGCAGGATCTGTGTATTGTTCTCTAAGACAACTAGTGCTATATACACCGTTTAACGGTTTGTCTAAACCTAGATTTTTGTGTATAGACTTGCTTATCGCGCTTAATGTGAATACTGCACTACATCCTTTACACGCATCACTACCTACTTCATTGCTATGTCCACATACTGCACATAATCGTGCTGGTTTAGTGTCTATGTAGTTCATTCTTCTTCCTTATCTAATCTATATTTTAAATTAGCGAGTTCCATATAGTCCATTCGCACCTCTATCCAGTTTTCTGGTATATTTCTACTTCTGATGTGCTCATAATACCATGCTTTTCCTTTTTCAGTTTTAATAACTGCTTCAGGGTTAAAATGTATACGTTCACTATCATCTACTTCTACTACTTTTTCTACTTCCGCTTTTACGTTCTTGCATATTACCTCTAGTGATGATGACGGACGTATCATACTATCTAACTGAACTCTTTCGCCTTTCATTAGTATATCTAGTAAGTCATCTTTACCTAAACCTCTGATAGTACTAGCGTAACTGACCATTCTTCTATCTACTTTAGACATCTCCGCAGCTTTCGACATACTCATCCCTAGCCCTAGTACAAGTTCTCTTAAAGCCCATATAGCCCTTTGACTAATATTATAGTCTCTACCGCTTAGTACTTCTTCATTACATAGTATTGTAATCTCTTCGGCTGTAAGGTTAGGATTAATATCTACGCATAATACTTCTCTGCCTAACTCTATTGCTATCTTAGTCCTATGTCGCCCATCAGCACATTTGTTGTTTAACATGTATATAGGCTTAGTTTGACCTTGCTCTTCTATTAACATCTTAGTAGCTCGGTACTGTGCTTCTGTATGGTGCTTATTCTTTTCTACATACACATCATTAAACTGTATAGTAGTCGGGTCTACACTGTACACCTCGCTAATAAATTTATTTTGCATTTATAATCCTTGCTTTCCACGCCACTTTACCTCGTTTATGGAATTCTGTAACTACACTCCCTTTTCTAGCGTATACTAACTCTTCTGTCATATCTATTATTTGGTATACTCCGTCATCTAGTTGTAAGTTCATTCCTATATCCGCATAGCCATCTACAGTCCAGCAGTACTTGTATGTTTCCTTTTCTACCAATAAAGCTACAACACTGCTGTAAGATTTTAGCCCTGTTAGTTGTTTTAACTTATCTAGTTCGTGTTTTACAGAATCTGTAATTTTCATTGCTGACATATATTATCCTTTGTAAAAGTATACCTAATTAGTACTTAAAGTATACTTACGTGTCTTGACTTGTACGTTTTCCGACAATTATGTTGTACAGATTCCGACAATATTAATAAAAGTTGTACGTTTTCCGACAAGTTTTTGTATATTACATTATTTATATAGGAGTGGTATCTTCCGACAAATCTTTAAATGAAGCTTAAACTTATGTTGGTAATTTTTAAATTTTTTCCCGAATTGTCAATACTACCTAAATCTGACTACCATCCATTGTACACCCCCCCTATACCATTCTAACTATCTTTATTCTTGACCATAACTTAGATACCTTACGCTTAACCATAGGCTCTTGTGTAATGAGTATTATATCTATATAGTACTACAACAACCCTAAAGGATATACTATGAGAAGAAGAGCAACAATCACTTATAAAACAAGCAAAGGCCTAGTCCACGATACAATTTGGATTCAAAACCTAGTGCAAGAAGATATCGTAAACAACGCAGTACTATTGAAAGTCTTCTATGATGAGAATAACAAAGCTGTAGTTAGTACAAACAATGACCAAGTTCAGCAGTATCAAGCTAGTGTACCTGTACAAGACGGTGCTTTTGCCTACATCCCAGTAAATGCAATGAAAGCATTAGTAGCTGTTGGTAGAGTAAAAGACCTTGAGAACGAGGGTAAATGGCTTCAACTTGTACTAGACCCACTAAGACCACCAATGACAGCGTTTAACCTTGCTACTGCTGTAAAAAAGATATAACTATGGAGTTCCTTATTGCATTCATTATAGTATCAGTACTATGGATTCTTCGTAAAACTATCCGCATTTGGGCTCACGTCTCTGAAAACGCTTCTGAATCTAAAGCAAGAGAAGTCCTTGTTACAGTAGCTAAAGCAGACATCCATACTGCTAAAGAAGTTCAAGCTCTAATCCAAGATGAAGCTGTTGCTATAACTAGAGATGATATGGACGCATTCCTATTCGACGGTCGTAAACCTACTCCAACTACAGAAGCTAACTAATGTATACAATTGTTTTTGATATCAGAACCAAACAGATGTATCGCGTTCATCTCAGTTTGATTGGCTAAGCTTCGGCTTAGTCTACCCTTTTATTTTTTTCACACCTTCACACCTTTCACACCCTCGATAGAACCTACAAGACTTTTACCAGTCCTCTCTCCTCACAACCTTTGCTTTTGTGTCACGAATATTATCATCGATAGAACCTGTCTAAGTTTATTTATTTTATTATGCGTTCAATAGAGCGTATAAAGACTAAATACAAAGGAAACACTAAATGAAAAATTTAGAGGATATGACAGTAAAAGAGTTATACATAGCATTAACCGAAACAGTGGTTAAAATGGGAACATTAGCATCAAACGCAGCAAATGCATTAACCGATAATGTAACAGCTGAAGAAGCTAAGCAAATATTAGACAAAGGTGTAAGTGTTACTGAAGCCGTTGAATTAGAAGAGTTAGGCGATAGTATCGTTAAAGAAATAAACAAAAGGGACAGTTAATGGAATTATCATTCACAGCAGGAATTATTGTATTACTATTAATATACTGGTTCCGTAAACCGATTAAACAAAAGTCAGAAGATATCGAAAGAGATATGAAAGTAAATTCAGCAGAATCTGGTGTTCCAGTTGCTAAGAAAATTATCGAAATCAATAAAGAAGTTGAAGAATTAGGGGATATACCTAATATTAATGATGTACTAGACAGACTAAATGGTACTAAACCAAATACAGGAGCTACCAATGAATCAGATTAAAAACCAATTTGATGAATATGAAGATCCATACGATCAAGGTCCAGATACTATAGTTGGAACTAATTGCTAGTCTAAACAAGGCTGGCTCATACGCAAGGTAGGGGCTTAGAACTGGTAGGGAATCG